TCCATCAATATAGATATCAGCCGCCCCTGCTCCATTTCTGTAAAACGGTGCACGATATGCAAATGCTGAACGATTTTCCGGTTTCACGCCATTATTGGGTATTCTTTCGTAAGGATTTAATGCCCCTTGCACCCATATAAAACACTTTTGTGTTCTGCGTTTAACTTTAAATAGCTCAACAATATTGTTATGAGAGAATGAAAGGTTGTGATAAACATCCTGAGTAACTGTGACTATATTCCCCTCTAAATTCTCAACCTTTAGCTTACCGAGAATGTCACAACTTTCTTCAATAACAACATTTTTTAAACGTCCAGAAGTTGCCTCTATTTCTCCTCTCGCTTTTATATTCTGGAATTCAGCAAACCCATTTTTATTAATTATCCAGCTCGGCCTCCCATTTAAATAATTATTAGATTGAATCACATTCCCTATTTTTGCATTTGTAATAGAGCCATCTTCGATAAATAAGTCTCGAATAAACAACTGCCCATTTTTGGCATACATGAATAATTCCATCTTGCCATTTACAGGGTTATACCAAGCAAAGTTATTCGCGTTATAACCGATATAGGACTCCAGTTTCCCGTTCTTAACTTGGGCGCTAATCACTTGTCCTGCTGCGTTATAACTCACGCCATTGTGTTTAATGGTGATATTAATCGAGTGGGTCACAACACCGTCGCCTGATTGCTCAAACGTGGCCTGCATTTTCTCCTGTATCATGCCTTCTTGCTCATCAAACTTAGCCTGAACTTGCGTTTTGTTTTCAGCAAAAGCCTTGTTTGTGTTGGAGATGGCAGTGGAGTTTGAAATAATATCAGCTTGAGCCTTATCCATGTCAGTTCGGATTGCGTTAAAACGCTGACCGAACGCCTCATCGAGTTTAGTGATTGAGGTTTGAGTCTCTTTAATAGCAGACTTGTTTTCACCAACAGCAGAATAAATTTCTTTGATTTCCTGCGCCCATGCCTCCTGTTGATTTGCGAAAACCTTTCTTAAATCTTTGATTCCAGCCTGTGCATTACCATCTCTAACGAGTAAATCAGTAGATAATTCATAGGTGGCATTAACAAGTTCAGCAATAGACTCCGTATTCCAATTCAGTTTTTCGTCAAGTTGTTTGCCTGCCTCTGTTGTCATGAATTGGCCGTCTAACTCATCGAGAATAGCCTCCGTGTTATCATCAGCTTGCCCCTTTGCTTCCACAAAATGAGACTTTCCATATTCATTTACGCTTCTTACATAAAACCAGTAATCGCGCCCCGCCTTTAATTGCCCTTTTGTCCAAAACTTAGCGCGACCTAAGAAATCAGCCTTTGACTCTATTTCATTAACATTGTCTATTCTTCTTTCACCAGAAAACCAGAACTCAAACTCGGTATTTAGAGTGTGTGGCGCGGCGATATGAGGGATTAGTTTTATTTCAAAAAAACCAGACTCAACAATTATTGAGCTAGGTGCATTTGGCGTACCAATAACCATCTGGACTTTTGATTCATTACCAAGCATTCCATTAGTATCTCTTCCTCTTACACCGACAAGATAGTCACCGGCTTCAAGCCCATTAAAGTAGTACTCTAAATCTGTGGTATTACCAGTAGATACAACCTTACTGTCTTTATAAAGAGTGACATTAAATGAAATATTTCTGTTGATGGTTGTTGTCATCCACATTGCCCTAGCCTGAACTTGTGAGCTGTCATTGACATAGGCAATGGAAAGTCGCTCTATATTAGGGATCCGGATAACGTTTTGCGTTGGAGGGCTTCCAGTAAAATCAACACCATTATCAACAATGCGCTCTTTTTGCGGTTCGTGTTGAATGCAGTTATATAAATAAATCCCGTCTTTGTCTTCCGAAATGGTAATGACTCGAAACAATCTTGTTGTTAGCGTGCTTTTGGTAATGGAAAACACACCATATTGTTTCAGTCCACGAGGAATCTCACGCAAAGTGACAATATCACCATCGATAGATTGAATGTCTATTTTCTCGAACCCGCCTGATGACCCTAAAAATGAGAAAGTACCTTTATCGTCATATTTCCAATCTATAGGCGCGTCAATAGTAATGGTGCTACCATTAACTGATAAAACCCGACCTCCTACCTTCACTCCTGCAAAGCTATCGTCTGCTACTTCAATAATATCGCCAGAGATGCAGTTAATCCCCTCTCTTCCTGTTGAGAATGTAACGCTATCTTTCTCCAGCTTTTCTGTCTGTAATATCCACTTACCCACTCTGTGAGCCTGTCCGCGACTAGTGCAACCAAAAGCAGTGACTTTCTTAACATTTACACCACCGAAGCGCTGAATAAGATCATCATCTTGGATAAATTCTCTTTCTTCACTCCATCCATTACTCGGGTTTATCCATGATACCTCGATAGCATTATGACGGGCTGATTTCGCTGTTGATGTGTATTTAAATTTGCCATCAATAACATTTGAGTTTGTGTACGTCCATACTGGATCTGATGGTCTATCTTGAAAGCACGTTAATTGCTGTCCGTCCCATAAAGGCATACCGCGAAATACAGACGCTAAGTCATCAATCACTTCTTTGGCTTTTCGTTGAGAGGTAATGTAGGCATTAAAAGTAAAGCGAGGCTCTTTGTTGCCAAACCCATCATCAACCAATTCATCACAGTAACGAGCAATGGCATATAGCGCGAATTTATCAACGCCAAACGAGCCGATCATCTCTCCTATACCGTATCGCTCATTAGTGACTAAATCGTAAAAAACCCATGCAGGGTTATTAGACCATGCTGGCTTGAAGCGACCAGTCCAGATGCCAGTATAAGTACGGGACTCGGGATCATAGTTATCTGGAACTTGGATAATCATCCCTTTGATATGATAGGTGCGATTGGGTGTATCACCGTATTGGGATTTATCGATTTTCATCCCGACGACAGCAGAATTAGGGTAAGAGAATTTAGCGTCAGTTATTTCTGTGTAGCTTGCCCATACCGTCCCGTTTTTTAGTAGATCACTTTTACTATCATCCGTTAATCGTGAAACTCTAATTTGGAAAGGTTTCTTTTTAGGCGCATCAATGATATATGATTCTAAATATTGACCACTGATTTTTCCGGTTATTTTTGCTGTTTCTGCATGCGTCCAACCAGAACCATCATTAACTTCAATAAGCATTTCTACCGTAGCATCGTACTGATTTCCCTTGTCATCTTGACTAACAAGAGCAGAAACACCCAAAGTGAATCTAACGCGGTCAGTTTCCTGATCTGAAATAGTGCGTAAAATTGGTGTACTTTTTTTCACCTCTACATTGACAGGAATTTCTTTTTCTACAAAAGGAAAATCCTCTAATGGTTCTTGCGTTTGCGTTCCTGCTCGCCACTGAACCTCAACACCATGAATATTTGGATTACCATCCGCATCTACAACAGGCGTTCCATTCAATAGAAAACCTGACATACCACCGACAGGCCCTTCTATTGGCCCTTCTGAAACTAAATCGATGACATTAAGAAATTGTTTGTTTTTTAAGTTGTCATCGAGCAACCTCGGAGTGCTTCCTCCACCGCCACCTTTGCCCATTAAACAGTCTCCAAACCTTGTGATATTACATTTGAACCCACAACCATCTCGCCATAACAGATAGGAACCGGATAACCTTGACCGACTCTATTTGATAACGAGCTGAAATACTGGTTACTTTCTGAGTTTCGCCCCTCTATGCTTGGCGCTGGCGGTGTTTTAGTTAACATGGTTGCCAATCCCGCGGCGGCCACACCTACACCAGCGGCAAATAATGCAGTCGATGTCATCGTTGCCAGAAAACCGCCCGGTATTAAAAATGACGCACCAATTAAAGCCGCTCCACCAATAATGCCTAGCCACCCGCCAGATTTAGCACCACCAATAACAGGAACGATCGTAATAACATCACCTTCATTTAATGGCGTACTTAATCCCGTGGAAATACTATCCTCGGTCATATCATTACCTGCGATACGAACGCGAAACTGACCTTGATTAATCTCTTTTTTCAAACCATCAATTTGATAGCAAAGACAGCGTAAGGCCTCACCTGCATTACTTACCTCAAGCTCGAACCTGCGTCCAAATCTGCGTAAATAGCCTGCAAACTGTAATTTGACCATTGTTTATGCCTCCAAATGCTGTGAGTGTATTTAAACCAGTAACCACCGTAAGTATCTCGCTTACTCAATCTGTCTGGCCTGTGATGCAATATCTCTTGATTACCTAAGTACAATGCAGCGTGACAAGGTTTTGATGTTCCTAAGCAAATCAATATCATATCTCCTGCTTGAGCCTCTTCTACTTGATGAAATCCCTGCTTGTCCGTGTTATCAAGATAGAGATTTTGTTCTGTGTACCACCATTCATCGGGACGAATAAAATCATCTAGCTGAATGCCTGACAGATGATAGGCATCACGTATAATGGAATAACAATCCTGCTCACCATGCTTAAACTCTCTACCTAACAGTGGCGCTATTGGCCTGAACTTATGGATCTCTCCATCACATACCAACCACCAAGGCAGATTTGTTTTCCTTTGTATTGTTCTGTCGCCAGAACTCAGGTACGGCTTTCCGTCAGGGTGACTATGAACAATAGCTTTGATTTCTGAATAGCACTCTGCCGTCATCCAATCGTCTGGGTTAATTTCAAAATAGTTTTGCGGATCGGGATGTATGTTTCTGCAAGGGAAATACCTGTCACCCGAAATTAAGCCGCAAGACTCCCTCACTCCTTCCGCTTTCGCGTGAGCGATAATGTCTTTCTCAATCATGGATTAACCTAATTTATTTGAGCCTAAATACCCGCCGAATGGCATATTCCCTTTATGTCTTAATTTGCACCCGCTGTATTTATGAGAGCATTTGTCTTTTAAGGGATCGGTTGTTGGTTGGTCTTTTTCATCTGCAACAGGAGGGCCATCATAACCACAATCAAATCCTCTGTATCGCCACGAGCAGATATCAGCCTGAATAACCCGTCTAGGTATCAGGGCGTTATCTGTTTCTGTTGGAAGTGCTAATATATACGTCACAAAATCAGAGTCTGAACTTTCTCGCTGTTCGATAACATATTTTTGAACGGCTTCTCTGGTTGGATCTGCTTGTGGGTTTCCGTTGGGAAAATTAACAGCATCGAGATATTGCTCTAAAACCTGCCTGCGAGTAACAACAGCGCCTAGCGCATCATCATAGTCGTTGTTAATCGCAGTTAACATTCCGTCAAAGTTAGCAAACGTCATTTTTGGTCTGTCTGATGCACCCTGAGCCGTTACACTAAACCCTGTAACCTGAACAGGATAAGGCTCATATCGTAAGCCCTGCCAAATAATAGGTTTTAATAAGCCATTCATGCCGTCATGAAACCGGTAAACGTCACCACCAAAACGACTTAAATCGACCTCATACAAATCTAACATTGCATTTTGCTGTAAATCTGCAACATCTATGCGCATCTCTTGAGGTATATCCCTCATGCAACAACCTCCTCAAATGTGCAGTCTATCTGCCACACCGTCGCTCTTGGTGTTACCTGCCAGCTACGGCAAACAAATTTACGCTTAGAGTTATCATCACTGGTTAGCCATAAGAATGATTCAACCGCACCTCGAGCCTTAAGAAACTCATCAATCTGTTTCCCAATATCAGTACGCTTAACAAATGAGAGTTGATAAGTCTTTAGTTGGTTGTTGATCCCATCTTTGACTCTTTGTTCGTAACCGTTACCAAACTTGGCTACTTTCACTTTAGGCTCATTACCCACCTGATAAGCTGTTTCAGGTCGCCATTTAAACTCTTCCATTGGTTACTCCAATAAAAAAGGCGACACAAAGCCGCCTGATCAAATATCAGGATATTAATAAATATCCATTAGGTTATTTTATATATTCAGCCCAGAGAAACTTGCCGAAGGAATGGCTGATTTACTTCGGTGTGAGGGAATTTTATGCAATTTAATTTGATTCATGTTTCAGGCATAGACCGAGCTAATGATAAGAACACATTAGATATTGCCTTACAAGGTTCGGATGGTTCAATCCACCATTTCACAATAGATGTCACAGGTAAAGTTGTAGAGAATTTAACATTAAGAGATATTGAAAAATTAGCTATACAACACGCAAAGAATAGCTTTGCTAACTGTACTAACGGCTAAAGCTTTCGACTGCAGTAATTCGCGTGCTTAGTATATCTAAATCACAGCTCGTTGCCTTTTGCATATCAGCGAGCTGTTTTTCCAGTGACTCAATTCTTTTCACTAAATCTTCTATTGATGGTGTTGGTGATGTGTCAAATACTCCAATTTTCGCTATTCTAAATTTCACGTTACCATCACTATCTTTAATTTCTTTGATATTCTGATTGCTCATAACTACCTCTCTTAATTACCAACCTCTTACTTTTTCCAAAGCACCACCGCTACGCATTTCGTTACCAAGTACGTCATAAACCGTACCTCTCACCATTTGCTGTATCTGTTGTGCTTCCTTTTGAGTGATGCCATTAGGTGCTTGAACTTGGAATGTAAAGTGCATATCACCCATGCTGACACCATTACCACCTTTACCCATTTGTCGATTGCTGATAACTCGACCATTGTCACCTGGGATCATGTACTGACTACCATTAGATGCTTTGAATATCTCAGGCTTACCACCTTCACCCACTCGATACATAGAGCCAGCATTTACGGGGCCACCATTTTTACGAGCACCAGCAACCAACCCCATCGTTTTACTAGCCGCCATAGCCGCCGTATATGATGATGTTCCCGTTGCCACTGCTGCGCCTAATGTGGCTATTGATGCGCTTAACGCCGCTGGTGCCCATGCCGCTTGCGCTGCCGCAGCCTGAGCCAATGCAGATGCTTGAGCGGCTGTCGCCATACTTTCACCCATAACCATATTCTTAACCTGTTGCATACCCATTTGAACCAGAGCGCCAACAGCTTGGTCTACAATGGTTAATGCGACATTACGGAAAGCATCATTAAGGGATTGTGTGCCTGTTAATAGCCCCGTGAGTACGTTAGTAGAGCGTTGTCCTAATGCGTCCAACCCATCAGCTAAGAATTGATTAGCTTGACTTTGATTGCGCCATATCTCCCATTGAGCATTTAACCGGTCTTGCTCATATTGAGTATTAGCGGCATTCATTAACTCTAAGCCACGCTGAGTAATAGCGCCTTTTTCTGTTTCGAATTGGCGGATCATCTCAAGTTTCTTAGCGTGTTCGTTAGCCAGTGCTTGAATCGGGTCATATTGCCCTTTGGCTTCAGTTATTGGGTCAATAACCGCATTTATTTTTATTTCAGCCATTCCAGCATCAAATGCCTTCATTGCTTTATTGCCTAACGCCTTAAACGTTTCTTCATCAATGAAATCATTATCAAACATGCGTTTAAGCTCTTCAGACTCTTGTCTAAATGCTCTTGCAAGTTTTAACTCCGGTGTGATTTCTTGTGACTTAATAAAGTCATCGACTTTTTGTTTGAGGTCAAAAACTTCGGCGGCTTCTTTAGCAATAGCTTTCTTTTGCTTATCTGTCGCATCAGCACCCAGACTTTGAACAGCATTAAAAATAGCCATCTCTCTATTTACGTTAGCTGCGCCAGAACTCAATAATTCAAATTCTTTTCTTAACGCCTCAGTCTGTTGTTGTTGTTTTTTAATGGCATCGTCAATGCGTTTAGCTTCGTTATTTCCTGATTTTGATTTCTTGTTTTGATTTGTTAACTTTTCCCTAGCCTCGGTTTCTTCTTTAATTAATTGTATATAACGCTTTACCTGTCCCTCATCAGTCATGCCCATTTTGGCGGCCATGACGCTTGCACGATACTCTATCGCCGCATCTTTGCCATCCTTCATCTCTATTTTTAATGCAGTAACATTATTTTCAAGGTCTTGTAGCATCACTTCAAAGTTATTTGATAACTTCGCTTCTAATGCTGTTCTGAGGTTCGAAATAGCAATTTCTGCTTCCTCTGGAGGTACTTTTGCATCCTCAAGTGATTTAGCAAGATTGTCTATCTGGGTTTCTATATCAGCAATAACCGGAGAGCCTAGCTCTAATGTTCTCAACAATAATTCGTTAGCTTCACGAACTCCGCCAACGGATTTTAGATATAAAGCATTAGCTTCTATTTGTTCGTCGGTTTTACCTGTCCTTTCTTTTTCTGTCTTGTTTAATAATTCCAGTGTTCGGGAATAGTGCTTGTTTTCTTGTGTTAGATCTACTAACTTACCCTCTAACTCGCTAAGTTTTTGTTTTGCTTCATCTACATCTTGCACATCCTCCCAAACTCTACCGCTACCATCCTTGATACTTTGAATTATTGAACGTATATATGTTATTTTCTTTTCTAAAGAGTCAATTTCTTTCGTGTTTTCATTAATAACTGACCTTGCTTTTGATGCGGCAGCAGCAGCTTGTTTAGCGTTAAGCTCATCTAGTTTATTGATAGCTTCGTCAATTTTTGACTTATAATCATCAATAGATGAATTGTTGCTCATTGATTGATAAAGCGCATACACCCCTGCTGCGGCTAACATAAACAATCCAGTAGGACCACCCAATAATGCCATTGCGCTTTTCAATCCATTCATGGCAACACTTTGTGCCTGTGTGGCTAGCGTTACTTTTGCTGACGCTGCGGCAACTGCCTCATTTGCTGACTTTAAGGTTGCTTTACCTTTCTGCTCTAGCGCTATTGCTGCGTTTAATCGTTTAGTTGCAAGCGCTTCTGCCTCTTTTGCTGCTGCAATACGAGCCTCTATTGCGGCTATTTCTTTACCAGTAACTGACAACTGTGTCTTTATTTTGTTTTCGGTGGCGTAAAGTGCATTTTTTGCTTTAGTTACCGCCATTAAATTCTTTTCGCTAGCCGTCATCTGGTAGTTTTCTTCTGCATCTTTAACCATCAAAATTTGACGCTGACGAAGTGCCTCCAGATCCTTCATTTTTGCATCTGTAGAGCGCTCTATTTCAGTAATAGTGCTTTTTTCAGCACTAACTGAGGCTAACTTGCTTTGAGCTTCCTCTTTTGCTGCTTTTGCATTTAATACTTGCTGAGATGCCGCGGCTTGAAGTGCTTCTGCTTCTTTTTGCGCTGATTTAGCGTGTTCTAATTCTGCTTGAGTGGCTAGGATCGCGGCTTTTGTGTGCTGAACAAGTTGACTTGTTGCGCTACCAACATTGCTAACATAGCCAGCGCCAAATGTTCCTGATACGGTACTTAAGACGCCAGCAAATCTATTGTTCACCTGAGTCGCTTTCTCTGTTTTTGCTGACTGAGCGCCAATACTGCCAGCTAACTCAGACATTTTTCTGGATAGCTTGTTTATCTCTGGCATTTTTAAAGAGGAACCAACATTAGCGGCCGTTCTATCTAGCTTATTAAGCGCTTCTGTGGTTTTTTTTGTTGAGTTATTCATCTCCTCTAGGGATTTGCTTACTTCCTTTTCACCTTGTAATAAAGGCTTTATATCCATTGATACTTGGTAAACAATACCGCCAACTTTTTGTTCTGACATTTTAAGTCTCCTAAAAAAAGAAAACCCTGCCAAAATGACAGGGTCTTATGCACAAAATATGAAATCTTTATTTGTGTGAATCATATATTTTATCAAGCACGCTTTTAGCTATATTAAAGTTATTAATATTTATGATTTCATCTACTGATTTATTATTCCTGTATGGATAATACCTTATTGTTACTTTTGGGTTATGATTAAGCCTTTTAATTATATCTGTAGCCTTTTCTCCATAATATATCCCACCTAATTCGGATTCGATTGGCTTATCTTTATCAAATCTAATTAGCGATCTTGATGATTTTAATACCCCATTACCAACATACACTTGATACCCATCAGTATCTTTTGTCACGGTTATATTATTGGCCGACAAATAACAATAATACTCATCTGTCATCGCGTCGCTTTTACACCCAAAAGACCATAGTCCATTACTGCCATCAATTCTTCCAGAACCATCCTCATGATACACACCTATGTTATGTCCTTCTATATTAAAATGTTCCTTTGGTTTAATCACGTATGCAGTATCATCTCTATTTTTCCATATACTGCACTCCAAATAACTGTTTGGCATTAATTTATGAGTAGAAAATATAGATTCACTAATAATTACTTCTCTAGGCTTTATTTTTGAGTATGTTAATTTTGTAAATTCTTTACATCCCAACGCTCTTACTTCAGGGATATCATCCATCCATGACACTTCACTTTTTTCAACCACTATTGCCTTAGCTGAAGGCATAAATAATATTAGCAAAGATACTGTTAATGTTACCTTCCTCACAACACCATCCTCGTTAGTTAATTTGTTATTAGTTTAGCTGTTTGTGGTGCAAAGAAAAGCAAAAAGCCTCAATCAAGAGGCGTAGTATGTGATCTCAAGCAAGCCGTCCTTGGCTTGGGTGATTAAGCTACTTCTTTGAATTCCTTATCATGAGTAAATAAACCATCCCAGTTCTTTTTCATTGGTAGTTCACCAGCAAGATAGAGATCATAAAGACGTTTAGCACCTTTCTTTAGTAATACTGGCTGATACTTAATGAAAGGTTCGTGACCGTGTGGGTTAATTTCACTCTGGTTTTCTGTCATGTACTTATCACGAGCGTATGAAGCGACACGCCAGCGAATATTTTTACCTGACTTACTTTCGTTATATAGCCAGTTGCGTTCAGCTAACCACATTTGAACTTGTTGAGTATTTACACCGTTAAGCATTTTACAAAATTGAGTCGGAGTCATGCCTTCTTTGAACAAGTTAGACATACATTCGACTTTATTTGTTAGCTCTTTATTTGATGATTCAAGCGCTAATACTTTTTCAGTGTAATTTAATAAAGCAGAACGCAAGAATTCAGGGTCATTAAGTGCAACAATTGGTGTTGCTTTCCCTGACTCAAGCTCCCTCCAGCGTTTTGATACTTTATGGCGCAATGGAACACTGTATCCAGTCATTAACGTCATTGTAAGATCTTGGTCTAATCCTATTTCATCAATAACAGAACGACCCTTGTAATTTTTACGCTTAATAAAAAACTCTTTAGAAACATAATCATCCGTTTTTGGATAATTAAAATCTAGTTCCATAAACATTTTCTCAATGTCACGAACTACGTGATGGTGAGCCTTTCCTGTTAATTCTGCAATCTCACGACTTGACATAGTGACATTTGTTTCATGTGATGCTAAAGTTAATTCGTTCATTGAAACATTTCCTTTTAGGTTTTGTTTGGGATTAGCCAATAGATCGCACCTGTTGGCTTTTCTGTTTTTAGTGCCTATCAATGTGTTAATCTCCTAACTTGTTTTGTCTTAGCTATTCCTTTCATGTGTTGTGAGTACATTAAAAACATACTCATTGTTGAATTAAGACGTTTCGCCATTTTCGGATCAAAGTTCTCAATATCCTTTCTAGCTTCATCCCATGTTGTACAAATCAGACTTAATCTTGCTAATAATCCGTTTGCACTTACCGAACTATCTTTTTCTATTGGTAAGTCTTTCTTGTCAGCTACTTCTCTATCCAGAATATCCAACACCCATTTACGAAACTCTTTAGCCACTGGAGTAGATGCGAACATTGCGATCAGGTGAGCGCCACGAAGTGAGTAAACTCTGACCACTTTATTACGTAAGCTATTGTTTATCCCGTTGAACGTCATATTGACGGTCATTGTCATAGAGTCCGTAAACTCATCTGAATTACGTGAGTACAATTTACTTACACTATCAGTACGGCTATAACCTAATACCTGTGCAATTTCAGTTGATGTCAACCACACTTGCCCATTCTCAACGATAGGGTTGAATGCGAAGTTCTGGAAAGTTAAATCTGTTTTAGCTACAATGTTCATGTCATTTATTCCTATGCGGTTTATTTGGCACTGAAACCTCAGCTAGTTTGCGCTTCTGGGGTTTCTCTCTTTTAGATAACAATTTCACCTTTCTTCTCCATCTCATCCACTAACTTTAAACGATAGATAATATCCGCCTGTTTAGAACGCATATACTTCTTAGCTGTTCTTTCTATTCCGTCTTTAAGTTCATGTGGAATTCTAACTTGAGTTGGATTAGCTACTTTACTTTCATTTTTCATCGTGTATCCTCATTTAAATACTTCACTCCACTTCATAATACTTCATTATTTTATTCGGTCAACTTAAAAATGAAGTTTTAGAGATTTAAAATGAAAAAATATGAAATAAATGAAGGATTCCATGTTCGTGTTATGGCTGCAAGACACGAGCTATCATTAACTCAAGCTGAGTTAGCAAAACGGACGGGTGTTTCTCAACGGCAAATAGCGGCCTATGAAGGTCATGAGTCAAAGCCTAGAGCTAATGTTCTAATAAAACTAGCTGAAGCGCTTGGTACAAACCCTGAATGGTTAGCCAGTGGCGACGGGCTATCAGGTATTAAAAATATATCCGGGTTCACAGATAAGGTAACTAAAATACCAATTATACCTATTGATAGAGTTTCTGAGTGGGTTATTAATATGTCACCAATCTACATAACAGATGAATTTCATCCCGCTAAGTATGAAGTTAGTTCATTAGCCTTTGCTGTGAAGATAAGAGACCCTGCAATGGAGATCAGTGCAAATGACTCTATTTCATTTTCAAGTGAACCTATAGTTGTTTTCGAGCCACTACTTGATGCGCATGATCAAGATTACGTCTTGGCATTCGCTAATGGTGAGTATGTGTTTCGTAGACTATTTAAAGGGTTGACCACTTCATCACTTGTTCCTAATGATAGGAGATATCCAAGTGAAACTGTAAGTAACCACGACATTGAAGATAAAAAAATAATGATATTCCCTGCAATTGCAGTTGAGTTTCAACTTCCAGCGTTCAGTAGGGCCTCAAAAATGTTTGATATTGACTCATTTGATGACTAACACCTAACCACTCAGCCCAAGGATGGGCTAGGTTCAGGCAACAAAAAACCCACCGGAGTGGGTTAGTTGCTTTTATTAATCTTCTCTTCAAATAATTGCTTTATTTTTAATGGGATAAAAAATGAACACAAAAAAGCCACAATACTAAAAAAGCAAATCAATACCTCTAATGAGGTTAGTAGCCAAGTGATATTACTTGTGACAGTATTACTTGCAGTATTTTGTTGCTGGGGTATTACTAGATAGTATGTGAAAATCAAACACAAAACTATCAAATAAAGAAAAAATAAAAACAAATACCTCTGAAACCTAATGTTAAATTTTCTCTTACCTCTGTATGAATCTTCTTCGCTTGCCCCATTCATTGTTGACGCAGCTACTTCGCCTGATGTAGATATTACTAGCAGTAAAAAACCAGTTAATATAGAGAAAATATTAGCTATGAAGTTAAGTAAATCTTTGTTGTACCTTATTTTTTCATAAAACAAAAACGTCAATACGCCAGCAAGCAATGGTATCGCAAGAAACGCTGCTATGTATTTGATATCTCTGCCTCTAAATATCATATTTACGCCTCTACGATAGTTAAGTTGTTATAGAATACTATAGTGTATACTCGATGAAATCCTCTAGAATTTCTTTCGCATTTGTGTCTTTTATTGTTTTTGTTCCGTATGGAGTGGTGAAATAATCTCTTTTAGTCTTAATTTCAGAGCTCTTGATCATGCTCCCCTTTCTTGTAACAATAAAGAAGTCCTCTGATAATTCATCTATATATTTTTCAATGTTGTCAGTAGCTTCATTTATTAACCCTAAGTTCTCCTTATACCCTAAAGTCAATGTCCCATAAAAAGGCTCGTCATCTTCTTCTTTGGAAAAAATACTTAGTTTAGACTTTACCTTTATATCATCGATATCTTTTGCGGTTGTCTGAACTGCGATTCCAATATTCCTTATTTTCTCTGCTCTTATTTTTTGTATCGTACTTTTATCAATCTTATCCCTAACATTAAGCTCAAAGCCTAAAGCTTTAAAAATTGCATTCAGACTAGATGAGTGATGTGAGTTTACTATCTGGCTTATGGCGTATATATCACTATCATCAATAATCGCAAAAATATGTCTTTTGTCATAATTCTCAATGCGCATCAAATCATCGTTTTCTTTATTGCTCTTTTCCTTATTGTTATTGATAGAAGGGGTAACTGAAACAGAAGCATCTGGATCATAAAATGTAAAATGAGCAAAAAAAGATTTACTTTCATCCATATACTCAAGCTTTCTTATTCTTATCTTCGTACTTTTATCTACTTCAAAATCTGCATTCTCTTTGAACCTTTCATTTTTTTTCAGAGCGTCAACAATACTTCCTTTATAGGAAAAACCCAACAAATAGCTGGTTGCCTTTTTGGTTAACCCTTTTTTAGTATTTTTTTCATAAGCAAAAGCCATAACTCATCCCTACGCTATATATATCGATAAGTGATTTATTTTTTATAAAACTGAAAATAACTCATAGATAATATCAATATTACTTATGGATGGTTATCTGGTAATTTTAACAGTAGCACCAGATCTGTACATAAGCACAGTACCACTACCTACAAAACGACTCAAATCCACCGTTCGGCTATCTTCGGACAAGGTTGGGATTGGTACTTTCAGTAAACGAACCTATCTCTTCCTACTCACCAATCGACGCTTACCACTGATCAGTTCATCATTCCGTTTATCATCTTGTTTCATGATGTTGTCATATTCTTCTTTGGTGAAGCCTTTTTCATCAGGATATTTAGCTTTGAGCATCATCTGAAATTCAGTCATGGTTAGCTGCTCGGCTTCCTCTCGATTCATACCAAAGTGCGCACGAGCAGAGCTGATGTAGTCAATTGCCATAAACTCATCTGAGAATTCGTTTTTACCCTCATTGCGTTGAAGTTTGCGGATCTTCGCTTTACCGATAATTCCGTGAGTGAATAATTCTCGAGCAATGACGATAATGTCAGCGATTGGCATCTTGCCGTTTTTATAGACAATACCTCGCTTACCCGATCTCCATTCACCAATAATTTCTGAACAATCATCATCACAGCACGCCTGCATAACCATCATTGCAGTTTGTAGGATATTACGCCCATATGTTGGCTTGCTAATGGCTTTTATTAACCACTCAGGAATAACCCTGTAGCTCATTACGGCGCGTGCAATTAACTCTTGCACCTCAGCGCCATTTAATTGACCGTAGGCTTTCACAATCTGTTTAGGCTCACCGATTCTTGTCATATTGATGAACGATGGTCTAAATAAGTAATCCTTTTTATCAGTAGAGATAACCATCTCCCCGATTTCTAAAATAGGCGTCATAATCCCTCCTGAATATTATCAAGGGTACTCGAAAGCACCCTTTGTAATATTAAGCAGCGGTAACATTGACCACGCATTTTGCTATTTTACTACCATCTTCAGATGTGACAGTGATATTTGCAGTACCTTCAGCAACACCACGTACAGTGACTACATTCACAAGCTGAGTAACTGTTGCAAAGTTCGGCTTATCGCTCACAGCAGTGTAGTTTTTGTTCGTAGCATCGGTTGGGGTAAATTTGACGGTAAATGTCTTGGTTTCACCCACTTTTACAGACAGAGTGGCTGGCTCGACGGCAATACTTTCAACAACGATTTCTTCTTGTAGCCATTCAACCGTTTCGGCATCAGCAACTTTTAGCTCACCTGAATAAGTGGAAATTTCTTTTGTTGGAAACTCCATAGACCATGATGTAAATAACATATAGCCCTGAACAACATCAGAACCATCACCTTTCATATCAAGTTGAATCCAATAATCTGGTTGGCGACCAGCTTTGATTTCATCAAGAATTTCTTTTGCAATATCGAAAGCAGAAGTAGAGCCAGTTACGCCAGATTTCTTCAATTCCCCATCAAAACTAATGGTGAAGTCAGCACCAGTGACGATTGATTCTGTTAACCCTTTGATATCATCAGCATTAGACGTTACCGTCTCCATACCAAAATCGAATGACTTGGTTGTTAATGCACCTAAGCGTAAGAATTGATCTTGTGCTGGTACTTGGTCAGGGCATCCTTTTGCAATACGGATAATTCCCGCATTACCCATCACCAACCCTTTTTTGTCAGGACATTGTGACATGTTATAACCTCTTTATTTGCAAATAAAAAAGGCCGCATAAGCGACCTGTTGAGATGTGTTTAATTTAAGATGTACAGCGGAAAGAAAGCGGGATAATAAACCTACCTTCTGTTGTTTGAATTGGATTAACAAAACCAGATGTATTGATAATAAAGCCAATGTTATGACTTCTAGAGTGACACCTTACATACTCTAGTATTTCGTTAGCTCTCTGAACAATAAACTCAATCCACGCCTTGCCAGATATGAGTAAAACGGTGAAGAAATCATCGCCACTTAAATCATCAATACGACCAGTTCCATTTAGTTGCTGAAATACGATATATGAATCTGAATCATTACCTTCTTTTTCATTCCAAATATAATCCTGCTGAATGAAACCATCAGATAACCCTGATTCAGAAAAATAGTTTTTCAGTCTCTCAAAGGTCGTCATATTTTAAGTTCCTCAGCAACAGCCTGATCAATCATTTGCTTCGTTTCCTCAAATCCTTTCAAGAGGAATTCTTTCTTAGCAGTAGGTCTACGGAAACTTTGATTAACATTAGGGTCATGAACGAAAACAGCATATGAAGCAGAATAACCAACGCGACCAGTAAATAGTGTGCCTTTTACTTTTACATCTCTAAATTGTGAATTAATGAGCGTTTTAGTGTCAATTGGCGTGTATACAGCAGCTTGCCTACCACCAATATCTAGCGCTCTATGCATGGCTCGAGCTATCTTCTTTGATGCTATGCTTCCAACCAGAGAGTTTAAGTTAGATATCGCATTACCTATTCCTTTTACTTTTGCCCCCATAGTTACACCGCCGTTGTTAGTGTGTAATCATCTAGACCGCCATTAATATCACGGTCTCTATCGATAGACTTAACCCTGCTAGCACCATGCAAAAATGGATCTCTGTCTTCATGCTTACCGATGGCGATATAGTCTTCTTGAGAAGCTTCGCTATACTCAGTCCAAATAACATTCTTAATAATTATTTCAGTGCCAATAGTTTTACTACCATCTTTAAAGCTACTTCCGTAATCACATTGGATATGGATTGGCTCTGAAAATATAGGCTTCCCATATTTATCTTTCCCCTCAACCTTCCAGATGGTTGCCCACCCTTTGCAAAATCGTCGCAGGATTTTCCCCATATCACCCCCGAACTACATCAAACTGAATGATACCTACAGGGCGCTCAATAGGAAGACTATTAGTACATCCATTGGTATCTAGGGAAGAAAGCATTTTTAACAATGTTTTTCTGCCATCAGAAAAATACTGGTATGAAACAGAAGCGCCAGAGGGTGCGTGTTCTGACGCGATTTTACGAACATCAGCTGCAGACAGGATAAGAATAACTGAATAAACCTTTATCAGCGTTATTACTGCTTCCGTATATCCTGCCTCATCAAGACATTTATCAATACTATCCACTACAGATAATGCCGCGGCAACCGCAAAATCGGGAGCCTCAAACCCCATGATTTCCAGTTGCTCGCGTATCTGTTCCGGACTGATTTGTACTGACATATCACCTCCGGATAATCACTGATAATTATTTTGTGGATTTACCCACTTCGTCACCAGTCTCCGTATCTTTACCAAATGAAACCATAACGCCAGCAGTATCTTTAATATCCGTAGCAATTTGCTTCCAGTTAGCTACCGCGGCAATCTGTTCGTTAGTTGGGGATTTGATGCTATCTTTACTCCACTGGTAACCACGCAAACCAATAGTAAAGTCGTACTCACCTTGCATTAGTGCCTTAATATTTTCTTGCCCTAATACATCCTGAGCCTTCATGATTAGTGGTGATGTTTGAACCGCAGCAGCACCAGTCACTAAACCTAGCGAATGTTGTTTGTCTGCATCTGATAAAGCTGGAATATCAGAGATAACAAAACGACGGCCAAGGTTATCTTGTTTAATGGCGACGTTGCCAATTTGGAATAGGTTATTTGCGTTGGTTAATGTCTCATCCATAAAGTCGTTGAATGTTGCACCATCCATCAACCAAGCAACAATACGCGAATATGCATCACCGAATGGACGTGTTGCTTTATTTAAACCTCTTAATGATGGCGTTTCACCTCCAACAGTAACGGCCGATTTATTACCAGAAATAGCTGCTTTTAATGCCGCACCAGCAGTATTCAGGTAATCTTGTAACATGGCTTCTGCTGATTGAGCAGCAACTACCGCAGCCGCTTCTGATACATCCTTACCTAGTCGCTTCATCATTGTAGGAGTAACTGAGACGGGACCAATACGACCATCAACCTTAATCATACGGTCAAGGATTTGCCCCAATTCTTGTGGCGTTAGATTACCTGAACCATATGCATTGCGTCGCTGAGCCAGACCACCAAGCAACTGCCATGATGTTTGCTCAATGTAATCACCGATATGATCACCATCGCCAATAACTAAAGCACCACCAGATGCTTCGTTAAATTGACGGACAGCCTGAGCAACCAACTCTGTTGCCGCTAGAGACACTTGTTTTTGAAAAATATATAAAGACATATAAATTAATCCTCTTGGATATTAGCAATGATTTCACGTGCGCTATCAACTAATGGATTCGCACTTTTGGGTTTATCACTGCCTCCGGCTGGTGATTTCCCTTTACCGCCTTCCCCTCCGGTTCCGGTGGCTTTACTACCAATAATTACTGGAGCAAATAACGGGTTACTACGAAATTCTTTTTCTAAATCATCAATGGTAAATGCAGAAGGATGACCGTTAGCATCAACCACTCGCGTTTTACCGTCCTCTACTGATAATCGAGATTTGATGTGTGGCATGATTAACGGGGCAGCGTCACCAGCAAGCTTTGTAGCCACGGTTTGAGCAACGTTATCAACTAATAGCGTATGTAGACTCGCATCTTTCTCCTGTAGCTGTGCTAATAGCTCGTTTTCACGCGCCTTTAACTTTTCAGCCCAGCTTTTTTCTAGTGATTCGATATCGCCATTTTTACGCGCTTGATCTTCTGCTGCTTTTTTTGCAGCCTCTTCAGCTTGCCGGCGTTTCTCCTGCTCTGATTTTTTCTCAGAAAGTAATTCATCAACTTTCTTTTGAAGTCCTGACACATCTGGAATTTCTGGCATACCTTCGATTTGAAGTTGGTAATTACCACCAGACTCTTTGTAAAGAGCCTTTTGCTCATCAGTTAATGCGTCAAATTCTTCTTTCGTTAATAAATATTTAAACATCGTAAAACCTCTGGTTTAGATGGTGCAGTCTCTAACTGCGGATAATAAAAAACCCACTCAGTGGTGGGTTTGTGTTATTTCAATTCAATTCCTGCTCGCTCAAACGCTTTAGGCGCAAGCTTTTGCATATCTTTAAGTGTCATGGGTTTAAAGTTTTTATGTAACTGCAGCTGTGCGAATCGCTCTGGTGATAAACCACCATCACGAAACAACTTCCCTCTAGTCGGACCCAATATTAAATCCTGTCTTTTGGCCGGTTGCCTAGATAGCCACTCATAATAGCTTTCTTCTCCCCATTCAGATCTTCCTATTGGTTTAGTTATTATCAAATTAGCAAATTTATCATTAAGTATTGGCAATCGCTGACTTCGGCAGTTTGGGTGTAATGGTGGCATTGGGCCAGCCCCAACAGGATATCGGTTTCCTGATAAAGCCCTACACGTCGATGATGTTTTGTTGTCCAGTATTGCGCTGAATTCTTCCTCTTTAATTAAATCGTCATTCTCCTTATAAAATTCCTGAGCCGCACATGTATGAGCATGCTGAATTGCCGTATTTGCAATTGTTCTGTAGTTGTAAGTAATTCGAGATATCGTCGATGTAGAGACCTGTGTTTTATCAATTGCAGCCCCATTAATAGTGGACTGTAGAACTTGAATGTTACTTTGAGCAGCCATAGCCAAAACAGCCTGATTCTCTACTTGCTGGATAGAGCTAGTCACCCAAGATGATATAAATTTCTTGAGAAATAAAGAGCCGCCCCAAGCGGTTAATATCAGCGGCACATTTAAAATGGCTTTTTTAACTTTCTCAGCATCAGGCTTGCTTACTTCATTTGTTACTATCTGCGATAAGCTATCAACTTCAAGTTGGCTTGACTCAACACCGATATCTAGAACAGATTGCAGTAAATGCTCAGAGTAACTGGTCAGAACTGGTGATAGCTCTCGCTTTAACTCAGCAATTATGGCGTTTAGTTTTGACCTCGATGTTATCTGACCTGAGAAATTAGCTAACGCCTTAGCAACAGCCGCCCTTAGCTCTCTTTGCATTTCCTCTCTATCAACAATGCCAGCTTTGAGTCGTTCTAGGAGAATTTGGATCATCATTGAATTATCTAACATCAACTGCGATTGCATATTCACCTCTACATCATTGAGTTAGCTCGCGATAATTCTATCTCTTCGATAACATCCTCAGCTTTCTCATCTTGAGGGATGATATTGATACTTTGCAGGTACTTAACAAAATCAATCAATCGCATAGCCCCAGATTGGAGAGAAGCAAGGAGAGCTGTGATTGCTTGCGAATCCAGTTGAGCAATATCGTAAACTTTGTTTATCTCAATAGTTGCCTCACCACTCCCCTCAAACTGAATGCAGAAATTAAGTGCTCGGTTAACGGCCTTTTCGACGTTTCCTGAACACAACGAAAGCACTGAATTATCTGTTTGAGCCTCATCCTGTGCCTGAGTCGCTGTTCTTGCTGATGTCCCACGTTCGACTAATTTAGCGCCCAACATTGCCATTTGTTTCTCCCTGCGCTCAGCTAGGGTTATCTGAATATTCCTATCTTCGGGCTGTGCAAACTTCATGTCACCACCTTGTGGTAGTAGCACCCCTTTACGCGAGCCAACAGTAAATCCATCAGACATATAGTTTTTAACCCAATCGTCTGTAAGCCCCGTTAATGCGACCATTGGTTGTCCGACGGTATGTGCAGACTCTGCAATATCAGCTTCAGCCTGGTAATGTTTGATATTCACATATGCAATATCAGCAAGAGGTGGAGCGTCAGGAGTGTGATCGTTATTCATTGAGCCAATCCATGACCAAGGAAGCTCCCTTAATGGAATGCCGTGCGCATCCTTTAATACAACCCACTCTGTAACTTTTATATCTCCATCTTCATGCCAGCGACGAGAGCAAGCTACATTGTTAACAAGCCTTAATTCAATCCAGTTATTCTGCATTTGCAGTTCAAAATCATCTGTATCTACTGGCTCTTGATATTTGAGAACAACGAGGGATGTTTTCCCGTTCGTTACACGCCAATTAATAATTTCTTTTGCTGTAAACAACCGAATATAGGAGCGACCTTTATTAGCCTCTGACTGAATACCTGAGCCACTAAAATCACTTAATAAACCTGCTCGACCACGCTGTAAGTTTTGCGATAACGCATCCCTTATCATTTGAGTAAGTGGCTGACCTTGACCGTCAATATCAGTTTCTAAATACTCAACATCACCACTAATACTAATCTTTACTGGCTTACTGAAAGCAATACCAAGCAAACCACTAAGTGTCCTACCCGTGGCATTCAGAAATGATGCTCTAGCTAAATAGCGCTTATAACGCTCATTACCCTTATCATCTTCACCTTCGTTATCTGCTGGATGAGGGAGATATTTCTCTTTTTTGCTTTTAACAACTCGCTCGCCATCAACACAATCGCCGATCATGTCCCACTCAGGCAAAAACTCATTGTAAGCTGGATGCTTATAATCAACGTTTGTATTCATGTTAATTCCAGTTAAATTCTATTTTCTTAGTCAATCGTTTAGTATTTCTTCTGCTCACCGCAAAATACCTAAATCCGTCAGCATCATGTGACGTGTAATCGTGAAGCGGTTTATCTTTCCAACAGCCCCGCTTGTCATCCCACTCTTTACGATAAGCTTCTAGATGAGCAATGCCTTTACTACATTTATGCTCATCGAACACGCAAAGTGGCAGAATTTCACGTACTGCCTCGATACCTTCATCGACTGAAAGCTTTGGCACCACTTCAAATCGGATTGAGTAAATTTGTCCGTCTATTTCGTACCCTTCACGCGCTAATTCACGTCGTGATTTCGCATCCGAGCCAAACTCACGGTTATCGATATCATGAGGGCCATTGTGACTTGCATATGTGTAGCCTTTGTCTTTTAACACTTTCATGTAGTGCCGTAGACCTTCACCGCTGTTTGAGTAGTGATCGACGATATGGAACTCCTCGCCCACTTCACGAATAAACCAAATTGATGTTGAATCACCGACGCCAATATCCCAGTACGTATGAACAGGTAAGTGCGAGTTATCAGGAAGTGTGCCAATGCGTTTATTTTCGTACAGGAAGCGGAATTGCTTAGCGTAGTAAGCACCTTCAACCGATTGTTGGAATGCCTCAGACGGTATTGACGGGTATTCCCGCTTCATGTCGTCGCCAAGCGTTTTCTCTTTGGCGTAATACCATGCTTTCTGGCGCTCATTAAGGTGAACACCATGTTTGCTTGATATTTCATCAAAGTAATCAACTAACCGCTGGGGCAGTTGTTCCACAGGATCAATGGAGTATTCAGGATTCTTCCACCATGAGAAGAAAAAGAACTTCCAGTCTAGGTTAGAGAGAGTCTTATTCTGAATTTGCGCTTTCTCAGCAGACTGGCAATAATCGAAGAAATAACCTGCTCGACCCTCCGCTGTGCTTTCAATCGTCGTAAAACAATCGCTTGATACCGCCTCAAATGCGCCAGTGACAATCTCACGGGCTTTCTCTGGATACTTAGCGCATATCTTGCCGAACTCAGAAACGTGCAAATAACGGAGCGTACCGCCACGAAATGACGTACTGATATAAAGTGACCCACCTTTACTAAAAACCAACTCACCAGCCGCATCATTACTCGCTGGGTTAGCCGTTTTGATTTCATCGGGTAGCTTGTCATAGGCATACTTTATCTTTTCCCTGAATAGTCGCTTAGCATCGTTAAGTGTGTGGGCTATCAATGCACATTTAGCCGCCTCAAATAACGCTGCGTCCAATTGGATAATGCAGACTTCTGTAGTGAAGCCAAGCTGACGAGCTTTAAGGATAATGTTTCGCGTGTGCATCCCTTCAAAATATTCGAGTTGCTCAGGCGTCATTTTAAATCGAACTGGCTTACCTTCTTTATTGGTTATCCAGTAGAGGTGATTTAATCGCCAGAGCTTATCTCTTAATAATGCAAGATGTTCTGGCTTCATGATTATTCCTTAGATAAGTCGTCCATTAGTTCTGATAGCTGACTAGCTGTCTTATTCGGCTGAGCATCATCAAGGCCGTATGCTTGACGCTCAAGTCCAACTAAATTTTTAAGTGTTTCGCTTAATGCCTTGGCTGACTTAACGCGCTCAGGCAGGGAGATGATTGAGTGATAAATTTCATTGAGTTTGTCGCGTCCGTTATCATCAGGACTAAACATTAACTCGCCAAGTTTTCTTAAGGCTGGCACATCAGCACATTCAGCAGATAGTTCATCAAATAAGTTATTAGTTAACTCTCTAGCCCTTCGAATATCGCCTCTATGCTCCATGCGGACATTAGCAATAACCTCGGCATTAGCCTCAATAAGTTGCCGTTCTGAAATAGCCTTTTCGGTGGCAACCAGACTGGCAACCTCCCTTTTGGCAACCAAGTTTTCAGCCCTAGCTTTAACCTTCGCCTTTAGATCTCGCTCCCACCCTTCTTTCTTGGCGCGCTTACTTATCGCCTGATGGGTTATCTCGTATTGAGAGGCTATTTCCCTTATGGACATCACGCCAGCTCGGTAAGCCGACTCGATGGCCTCCCAATCTGGTCTTTTAGCCATATCCATTCCTTTAAATTTCTTTAAACACAATTTCTTTCTTAAAACAGAGCTTCATTAACCAAGTGCTGTTAATTAAAGCGCCGATAATAAACAATGGGTACATATAACGGCGCAGTGTCATTTTGTAATGCAGTGTTCCTGTTTTCATATTCCACTCAATAAAAAAGGCCACTAGGGCCTATTTGGTTTTCTGTTTGTTAACTAACTTGCCTAACTCGCGCTCGACGATTTCAGCAACTATCCTGCCATCATTAACTCTTCCACAGTGTAAGTATTCAAGCGATTGCTGTAATTGACGATAGAGAATGGATAAGTTTGCTTTTTCTTGTTTGGTCATACTTTCTCCTTAGCAAACTTACTTGCCCACACTTTGGCAATATGTAAGCAGTCGTCAAACATTCGCCCTTTTCTACTTGCTTGAGAGCTTCGGCGATAATGATCTACCGCCATGTAACTTGCTCTACGACAAACAGGTAAAGAAAAGCCGAGCTTTTTTAACTCGGCTAGTACGTTCTGCTCTATAAATTGTTCGTGGTTCATGCCGGCTCTTCTCCATCTGGAAAACCTCCTAGGTCAGGAATAGAGAATTGCGTCAGTTTTAAAGCTAGTGCAGTCGCTTCCTTTACTTTCTTTATATCTCTCTTTCGTTGAGCCATTAATCCGCTTCCTTTCTGTCCTCGATGTATGAATGACGCTTTATTAAAGACTTCAATCATATCGTGCATTTTCTGTCCGGTTAATTGTGCAAATTGAGTGATATCTATTGAACCTACATCAATGTTTGATTCTTTTTCAGCTAAGTCAAGCAACCAAATACGAAGGTCTTTAGCCACTTTTGTCCGAGAGAATATCCCAATTAAATAAGCTCCTCTAAGAGAAAATAAACGAAGCTCTTTGGTTAAGTTTTCATAACCTATTGATTTTCCCGAGACCGTCACTTTGGTCGTCATTGTTTCAGTGAATTCATCATTGTGTCGCTGGTATATTTTATTTACCTGCTTAACGTCTTTGTATTCTAACAATTCAGCTAATTGTTCAGCGGTAAGCCAAATTTTCCCATCTTGATTATCAATAGGCGTGACTTTATGACCATTAAAAACTAATGATTTGCTCATGGTGTATTTCCTTATAGAAAAGCGAACCTGTTCACCAGAAATAACCGCCCCACAGAAAACACCATTAACGGTTTTTCTCAGGCTCGACTTTCTGTAAGGTTCTGTGAGTGTTTTTAATTGCGCGGTGAATGCACAGAGTGAAATGCGTAGAGTTCGCAGCTTAACGATACACAGCTAAGCCACTTCTAGTCTGTTCCTAGCAGTCAAGATAGGGATCGACCTCCTTAATGGATAAACGACTTATCTAATTGCTGATATATATATTTACTTAAGCTATACTAAGTAGCTATCGCTACACTTTGATTGATATCTTGCTAGTATTGCCCAGCCTCCCGTGCTGGGCTTTTTTATTCTTTTGGAATGCTTTTATCCAGCTCTTCACGGAATTGAGTTGGGTTATCGAAACCTTGTGCTGCCATGATATTTCTCCATTAAAAAGCCCCGCTATTGCGAGGCGTTATTATTACTTTTTGCTATCCAACTGACAGTCTTTCATTCCAGCCGTATAACCTCGCTGAAATGTAGAAAGGTCTTTCTCTTGCGCCGGGTGTTTATGCCCGCTTCGCGCTGTTAGGATTTCATAACACAGCTTTAGCCGGGCTTTAAGCGTAAGATTCATTCCATCACCTGTCGTTGTTGTTCAATTTCCCGTATTGCTTTCTTATCTGCTATTTTTTGAACGGTCGTAGCTCACCCACAAGTTTGGGGAAATAACCAAAGTTCATGAAACTAAGTGAGCGCATTGTTCCCACCCATGGGAATTTTTCGCCCTCCCTTACGTCATCAAGGCAACACACTGGATAAATTTCATCTTCACCTTCATCGAACACGACATCTTCGGTAGTGTAGTGCGGAATAAAAAAACATTAACCATTTCAATGCAAGCACTCCGTTCTAATGTAATTCTGCAAATACAAAGTTTGCTGTTCGTTCTCGACTATCATTTCTCTGAGACGTAAATAATCTTGTTCAACTGCTTTGTTAAGTCGTGCGGTGGCTTCATCGCTTCCGCTTTCGGTTGAATTCTTGGTGACTGCTGGACACTCGGCTTTGACATACACCCGCTTAGAGCCAGAGTTAACAGCATCACGAAGAGTGTCAATTTCATTCTTTGCACTGGCTAACTCCTGTGAGTGACGAATATCGAGCTGGTTTAATCGAGTGATACGGGCTTGATAGTCTTTGTTGATGTTGATTTGTTGTGATAACTGATTGGTTGCTGTGCTGTAATCTTTGCTCAGTTTGTCGTAATCATCTATTACCCACCATAGCCAGAATGCGGATATTGCCAGTAGTCCAGCTAATACCTTAGTTAGCGTGTTCATATTACTTAACGCCATTGTGCTCTAACGAGTAGTGATTGCCGTCATTGAATCGACCGCCCCACGTACCGCCGATAGATTCCCAGTATTCGCCAAGCAATTTATGGTCACTTGATGCTGTTAGATATTTACCGTCTTTAAATAGGTTGAAATCCACAGCTAGCCGCTGGGTATGCAAGCTATTTTTAATACCCGCACCTGATTTAGCATTTAACTGTGCTTGCTCAGGTGTTCGGTATGCTTCTGAAAACGTCAGCTCATAGCCGTTGTCATAAGCAAAGATAATTAAGTCCGCAATCATGCGAGTGAATTTTCGTTGTTTCTCACCGAGTGTCATTTTTACTAACCCCTCTAAATATTTGCATTACATTCCCACGGCTAAGAATTATTAGTGCGCATAGCGTGATATTGATTCCGACTTCAAATGGATCTGCATGAGCGTAGTCATTCGTTAATATGCGTAGTGGGATAGAACCCAGCATGACAATGAGAACCCATGCTATAAGTGACGGAAAGAATTTGTATTTAGCGCCGTTACGCTCATAGTTAACAAGACGAATAACAGCGAATAAACACGTGAAAAAGTTGACATAAATCCAAAACAACGAGATGGTCATCTTCCACCCCCTCTGAATTTGTCTATCAGGTTATTAATAACGTTATTGATACTGTCAGTTAGCGCACCGGGCTTAGATATCGTTACCAACACACCAACTAAACCAGCCGATGAGAACATTGCACCAACTGAGCGATCGACTTCTTTATCTCCGATAATGCCACTCAGTAGTGATGACATGAAATCAGCGCCTAATATCCCAATCGCAAATGCAACCGTGAAATACGCCCATCGTTTTAACAGCCGGATATCATGAGCAGACAATACAAATATCACCGCCCCTGCGAACGCACCGATAACAACGCCCGCGTCCATACCTGAATAGAGACCTACAATAGAGACACCCGCTAACGAGGCGGTTGCTGTGCCTGTTAACGGCTCTTGCATATATGTAGTCCTGATTAGTTAATAGAACGCCGACTCACAGCTCTTGTGTGAACGTGAGGTGTTGTGATTGATTCTGTGGTCGGCATATACGAAAAAAGACCGCCTAAGCGATCTTCTGAATGAGTTGTTCGGAATAACCGAACATGTGAACTATCCGGAAATTCCGGAGAGTTGGATTACCCACAATGCAAATAAGCACTCTGGATAAATATCAATAACTTATTCCCTTGAATTCGGAGGGAATTAAAATAGAAAACCCCAAACGTATCACAAACCAGATTTCTCCGTTCTACGTAGAGGTTATGAGGGGCACTGTTCGGATTTCAGATACAAAAAAGCCCGATATCTCTATCAGGCTTTCAGTGCTCTTTGCTTTTACGAGCGAGCATACACTAAATATACACATTCATAACTTATTTTCAAGTGATTTTTGAAATATTTTTATATTCAACTCCAAGTTGTGAGCGTTCTCTCGCTATTTCATCTTGTAGCACCATATATAACTTCGCATTAAATAATGTAATGCACCAACGGACACGATCAATACATTGTTTAGTGGTAAGCCAAGGTGCTACTTGTTTTTGAATGTAATTTGCGAGTGTTTGCATCGTATTTCTGCCAAGATAGTAATCGGTAGCGACAACATAAACAGGATTGGACTTGTCGAACGCTTTCAAAATTGCTTTCTCTACAAAATCAGCTTCATCTACATCGTTGGCGCGCTGAAACATGTCGCTGAGTGATTGTTTAGGAAATAATATTAACTGAGCTTTTTCTTCAAGCTCCTTTCCTGTATATCCTTCCTTTTTTAGTTGTTCAAACACCTTGGTAAATCTTTCCATGTTTTCTCCTGACCACCCAGTAACAAATCGCCAGATACTTCCAGAACCACAAGACAACCCAAGATAACTATCATCTTTCATTTCTCCAGCCCACAGAGATATGATTGCTCTTACCCATCTATCTTGTGATGGAGTTAACCTCCTTGCCTTGCCTAAATATGATTTTCGAGGTGAGTTTGCTACATACCTATAAATATCTACCTTACGCTCCCTCATCTCGCCTCCGGTAATACTGTGTGATATCTATCGCAACCTACTGAGTACATGATGCGATAACCTAAACTTTTGGCTTGGGTTGTTTCAACTATCCTCATAAAGCCACTGTTAAGCTGAATGACAGATAGATAACGCTTAGGCTTATTCCCTGTGCGTTCTGTTAATGCTCTAAACCTGCACTCTTCAATAGCTGCGATTAAATCAGTGAACATCATCTATCTCCCATATCGTGATATCTAATGAGCCATGAGTAACCTTTTCACCTCGACGGATCCGCATATCATCAATTTGACTATCATCCACCCAAAAATCGGCATGAGTTAACGAATCGAAAACCGCCTTTGGCAAGTTATCGAGGTCTCTTTGTCGTTTATCTGGGGGATTTGCAGTAATGACTATTTTTATGCGGGAAGTGGTTTTTACGTCTAGGTTGTGTTGCTTGATGTAATCTGTTACTTGCTTTCGGTAGTTGGTGCCTTTGGATGAGATATAATGCCGTCCTCTACAATGCCTCCAGTACGTATTGTTGCTCGGTGGCCAAGGCAATTTTAAGTGATACTCGTTCATACCTTAATCTTACCCTCCTTGATGAGAATATCCTGAGTGCGGATAACGCCTTCTAAGTGACATTGCTTTGCGTATTCAGCATCGACGTAGTGAGTGCGTCTATCTGATTCATCGTGACAAGCACTGCATGCCCACGCACCAAAAATATCATTAGGTTTTATTCCGGCACCGCAAATACCAGACATTCGATAATGAGCTAAGACGACAGTTTCAGAATTACCATTGCATACACCTGGTATTCTAATTTGGCATTCACGGTCTCGAGCTTCTTTGCGTAAGTTCGCCATACATCACCCCAAAACAACTCCAAGAATTAACATGGCGATAAACCATATTGCGACAAATTTTCCATAGCGTAATAAATTGGCATTAAGCATTGGTTCAAACTCCTTTTGTGGTTTCTTTGGATATTTATGTTTGTGTTTGTATTTACTGCGATACCTCGCCATCTCCCTCTCCTTTGATTTTTTCCATCACTTCCAAATGAGCGTATTCATCAGCGCACTGAGCACACGCGTAAATTGCATCATCTGTTAGCGGCCTATTGCATGATTGGCAGTTCATTTTTTTACCTTCTGTCTTAACTCATTGGCGAAAGAATTCACTCGATTCTTCTCACGACTATCAACAAGGTTTGATAATTTAATCATCGTTATGAATGACGGTCTGAACTCATATGCCTCATCGCTGGGAAATTTGTATTGATGACCATAGGCATAATATTTATTTTCTTTCCAAACCTTTACGTTTTCACCGTTATCATTAAATGTGATTGTGCAACTACACTCTTCCACAACACCGCATTTGTCGATCAGGTGATTTAGATAATCGTCCCACTCTTTAAGGTATGGACGCTGATACATTCCAAATAACCAGTTAGCCCCGCATTGCATGGCATCTAAAATATTTTTACGTTTCATTGCTCTTGTTGCTCCTTGAGTTTCATGTATTCCGAATTGTTTGGTGTCGTCACGAAACAACCTATACCTACCGCCCAGCGCTCAACCTGCTCCATGAAGTGGAACATTTCACCTGTATCAAGTTTTGATGTTTTCCGAAGTGTCCTTACGCGCTCTGTAAGCTGTGTAGTAACGTCAACCATATCGACCACCTCGTATCCTAGGAATGTATGTTTAAGCATCTCCTTGACGGTTTCTGGTGTGTAATTGGCGTTGTTCTTACATAGGTATTCGCTTATCTCTGAGCACCACAAATGAAAAGTGGAATTTTGAGATAGTGAGCGCTTGTTTTTCCAAGGCTTGATAATGATTCGGTGTGGTTGGTTTGTTGCTAGAACTTCTTTGAGGTGTTGCCATGCTGCGGTTTTGGTTGATTCGTGGAAGAGGAAATCTGCTTCCAAATTAACCTCCTATTCATTTTTCCAGAAACATGTTGTTGAAGTTTCTGCAATTACAGTAAGGACACACTAAAACAACACAGTCATTTTTCTGTACTTTCTTAAGCTCCTTCATCTCTGAAACCTTACGGCAACGACGACACTTTAACTTATCACTCACTGTTAGCTCTCCTGTTCCATGCTGCTATGGTTTCATGTGCAGATGCTCGCTCTATCTTTAGATAGCACTGCAAACACTTCATATAATGCCCGCCGGATAAAGGGCAGGGGTAAAATAGCTTAACATTGTCGCCGCCGCACATTGGACAGCTTTTAAATCTTTTTCTACTCATCATTCACCCTCTGGCATTGGTGGGAGTGGAAAAGCCTTTAGTTTCCTGTCTTGCTCAATAAGTTTCCCTATCAGCGCTATAACGAATTCCGACTTTTGCGATGATGAGGCTATTTCGTAACGTTGAATTAAGGTAAATTCAGGCCTATCTGAACTGTTAAGAATTATTGAAATATCATTTAATAATGGAGTTAATGTATTCATGGGTAAACTCTTTTTTAATCAAACTTGTCCACACTGTCTTAGAGAAAACGCAGTGCTAGAAGCTTTTGGTGAACAACGAAAAGGTGAAGATGAACCTTTTTATGATGTATCTTTTATGTGCCGAAGTTGTCACAATTCAGGAATTGCTGTCGTCAGAAGTAACGCTTCTTACGGGCCTTTAATCACTGCCAACGGCAGGGTTTCTGGGATGAGCATACCTTCTGATGATCCTAAGTTTGTCTTGCTTGGAATAATTCCTAAAGTTAACAACAACACTGCTCCTGAAAATACCCCAGAAAGAGCGGCTAAATTTTTTATTGAATCAAAGGATGATTTTCAACGTGGAAGATATGAAACCTGCGTAATGAATTGCAGAAAGGTTATGGATATTGCCACTAAAGTCCTTATGGGTGATGAAGCTAAGGATGAAAAATTATCAAAACGTATCACCATGTTGTTTTCTCAAGGAAAAATAACTGAACAGATGAAAGATTGGGCTCATATCGTAAGAATTGATTCAAACGGTGCAATTCACTCTGACGAGGAATTTACGAAAGAGGAAACCAAGCAAATACTTGGCTTTACCGAGGTATTTCTAATGTACTCATTTACTCTTCCTGAAATGATTAAAAAACGGCAAGAGGAAAAAGATTCAAATTAATAAAGCTAGGTTAAGGTGATATCATCCTTCACCTTAACCCAATTAGTTCCCTGCATTAGATGCCTCCTGTTAGAATTGTTTTCCGCCCTTCTTGATACGGTTTTCACGCTGATGATCTGCTCTATGTTTGTTGTATTCGAGCTTTTCAGTTATTGCGCTTTCAATGTCATAATCAAAAGCTTCGGCATAATCCAAAATACGAATAACAGCATCAGCAAGTTCAACCTCTGCCATTTTTCGATGTGGCAAGTGATCGTCCATTAAGTCTTTGCGCTCACCCTCCATCGCCTCGCTAATTTCAGAATGAATAAGGCAGAGTAACGTTCCTTTTTCGCGTGGGTTATCCCACCATCCAGCAGATTTATTTTGTTGATGGATTTGTTGCTGTAATTGTTTAATGTTCATCTAAAAATCCTCTTGCGTGTTAAGCTGCTTGTTTGCGCCACAACTCTTGTTGAAATACTTTTGCCCCATTGACTAGCATGTCGTTAAAATCGCCAGTTCCGTCAATCCATCGGACGCTGACTTTTTCAACATCGTTATTACTTAGAATATTTCGATTGCCACATTCAAAGGCAGCTGCTAGCCCTGTTCCGTTGCTGTCAGTGTCTGCAAATATGATCAGATGCTTAACGCCTTTCGGCGCTCTAAATCTCCGCATGAAATTGGCATTTAACGTTGACCATGTGTTACAGCCGTAGACTTGCTGACAAGAAAGCGCCGTTTCTATCCCCTCGGCGATCCCCAGCGTTGATGCTACTGGGGTCATTCGAATTGCAATAGAGCCAGCAAAATCTAAATAGTTATCTTCCTGTAACTTGGTAAGTCGTTTATTCCCTTCAAAGTTTGCTTTTTTTTCGCCCTCTAAGAACGTCCTATGCAGATAACAGCCAGCACCACGATCATCTGTTGCAATTGACCAGAGCGAAGTAAATCCATTTTGTTGTGTGTTACTGTATCTGACGTGCTGAGATGGTAAAACGTTGATCCCCCTGCTCATCAAATATCTATGAGCTGATGTATCTTTAAGCGGGATTAGTGAAGCGAACCTTGCGATAACTTTTGAACGAGTGGCTTTTACATCTGATTTTGCGTGCGGTACTACTTGGCCTGAATAACTGTTTCCGATTAACCGATCTATCTCACTTGCTAAAACTCTAAAATCTTTTTGCTGGGTAAGTTCCAGTAGTTTCCAGCCATCACCAGCACCACATGAGCATATCCAAGTTCCCTTACCGTTTTTATTATCTATCCTGAATTTTCCTTTCTTTCCGCATATAGGGCATTCCCCTTGATAGTGTTTTTTCCCTGTGATTGGCGGTAATTTGTAATACTCAAATATCTCAGGCCATCGACCTATTACTGCCTCTACCGTCTTCACGATTACCTCCTAAGCTGAGCTTTTCCCGTATATCTTCCAAGTGTGACCTTGCTGATGCTATTTTTTCAGCCTCTGTTTTCGGTTTTACCTCTTTTGTATTTTTCTTCGCTTGCATCTTTGCAAAAGCGATATTTTTTGAACGAATATAATTACTAACTTCGGGAGTTATCTCTTGCGGTGTATCATGTAATCCACGAGGCCATACCCCGAATTTTTTCTTGTACGTGTGGGCGCACCAACCATCAGAAATAGGCTTGCCTGATATCTCACGCTGTTTTTGATAAAACTTGATTTGTGACCACCAACTTTGTTTTTGCTCCTTGGTAAATATCTGTTCACCTGCTTTCAGTTTTTTGAGTTCTCGCGTTTCATCGACTTGAACATTTTCCCCAGCGAGTGGTTTAAACCCACATTTAGGGCAAACGTAAACACCTGCCGGCTTCATGTAGTGACAAGATGGGCATTCCTTCGGTTTTTTCTCTGCCTTGACCTGATCTCGGTAGCTGCTTTGGGTTTTCATGCCATCGTTTTTGTTTTGCAGGTCGTCGTATTCAATTTCATCAGGAAATCCCAACAAGTGAACTGATCCTGAATGGTCGAATATGAGACACTTGTCTTTCCCTTTTGCTGTTCTCAATCCCCTACCAAGACACTGGACCCATCTAATTTCCGATTTTGTTGGCCTTGCGTAGATGATGCAGCGAACGTCACTATCGAACCCTGCAACCAAAACACCAACGTTAACGATGATTTTTGTAGACCCACTCTCAAAACGGTTAATAATCAACTGCCGTTCATCGTGTGGCGTCTCTGCGGTCATCACCTCAGCGTTGATCCCCGCTCGGTTAAATTCCATCGTGACGTAGTTTGCATGGCTGACATTGACGCAAAAGCAAACTGTTGGCCTGTCCTCGCCATGTTCTAACCAAAATTTGACGATATTCCCGACTAAATCAGAATCGCCCATGATTTTGGCTAACTGCTCCTCGTTGTAGTCATTGCCAAATGCCGATAGTTTTGATGTTTTTACACCGCTAACATCGGGATTATCTGGCGCGTAAAATTCATAAGGACTCAAATCACCAATTTCGATTAACTCCTTCATCGTCGTTGGTTTAATCAATGTTTCGTAGTATTCGCCCATCCAACTAGCAAAGGGTGTCCCCGATAACCCAACTACACGAATATCCGTATCTCGGATAATTTCGAGTATTTTTTTTCGCTTCATGTGGGCTTCATCGATGATGAGTAAATCAATGTTGTCAGGGAATTTGCGGCGAATTAACGTGTCTGCAGATGCAATTTGAATCAACTTGCTGGGGTCATACAGTGGGTGGTCGCGCCACAAGTAACTGATCTCATCGACTGGCAGTCCGTACTCAACAAACCGTGTTGCAGTCTGTTCAATCAGCACTGTGTAGGGGACGACAAACATGACCCTCATTCCCCTAGAAACTAAACCGTCAGCCACGAATGCGGCTATCGCGGTTTTACCAAATCCAACACTTGCAGAAAGTAACATCGTTCGGTGTTGATTCCAGTTCTTCCTGAGCATATCCAGTGCAGTGACTTGCTTAGCTTTTGGCGTTATACTGAGCATGATTAATTCCTTTTTGCGTTACGCCCGTTTACCTCCCTCAAGGTTTTTCGGGCTATTTCCTCAAGTTTTTTTGAGTTAATGGCTTCTGCTGCATCATTAAAATCAATAACTTGAGCACCTTTCCTGTCCATCGTGTAGTAACAGGATTTCGATATATTCCAACTCCTCCCCCCCCAGTTAAACTCTGGGTTTATTGCGTATATGCCACGCTTAAACTTGATTAACCCTACCGCCTCAAGCTCTTTGTTGGCTCTCTGAATGCTTCTCTCGCTCACGTTGAGGATCTCAGCTACCTCAGCCCTCGTCGCTACATACCGTCCATATTTCCAGTCGCAACTGTCAGTGATTAGCCCGTATAGCTCAGTGGCGGTAGGGGATACTTTTGACAAACGCTTGTAAAACTCTCGTGCGTAAAAAACTCTTGACCATATTCTCATTTTGTGATAGTCCATTTTTTGCAAAAGAGACAGAACTTGTCCGTTTAGGAGACAGATCCTGTCGTTTTGATGTCATTTAACTATTTGATTTTTAAGAAATTTCCAAGTTGTCCCTTCCTTATCCTTATAGGGGTCAAGTTAGAACTCGAATTTTCTTTTTTTTGGCTTTTAAATCATGTACTTATGAATAGTGCCTTGTATCAGCATTGCTACACTTTCCAAGGAACAGGCCATAGGTTTGTATTAAATTCGGTGATTCAGGCGACACCTTGAGAGGGTTGGTTTCTCTGGCCAGTGCCTTGTTGAAAAACTCTCGGTTCGGAAACATATCCATCGAGGTAGGAAGAGTAGTTTTTTACAAAGTTTCTTAACCGTGTATTTGCAGCCTTTCTACCAGCATTTATTTTTTTGTAAGGTATAGGTTCATCGTCGAAATGCTCTTGATAAACTTCAGAATATTTAACCGATACCTTTGCTCTTATCGATGGCCTTAGCCTCAATAACATTTCCTTAATCCATTTCTCATCTTGTTCAAAATAACAATTTGGCATTAAAATATTGACGTTATACTCATAATTATCCATATTCTTTTTTAACCTCATGAAATTAAAGCCCATTAAATTTTTATTAATGAGCTTATCTATGAGTAATCAAATTACTTGACTAATACTGATTATTCGTCCAGTATTAATGGGTAAATAAAATTAAATGTTTAAACTGATTTGAGCCTCATTGATTGCCGTCTCTGGGGCTTTTCTTTTAATCTTTCCCTTCCCTTCAAGAGCCTGAATAACCCTTTCTGCATAATCACCTTCAAGAACAACTTTCGCTGGCTTATCGCTGATATTTACAGAGTCAGGGGGTAATCCGAACTTACTCACCAACTGGCAAGCTAAATCGAATATTCTGGCTTTATCTCGACTGGATTTTGATGGGTGTATTCCTAGCGCCTTAGCGAGTCCGTTATTACCGACTGAATACATTTGTTGAATGTAAAACGTCATCAATTCGTTTGATGAGCACTCTACTTTGATATTTTTTGCACATTCCATTTGTTAAAGTCCTTCTTAGATTACTTCCCATATTGGGAACAGCAGTAATGATCCGTGGCTCATTCCATATGAGCGGATTGTTTGTTTGGTGGGTAAATCTGTCGCTTTATCAGCGACTCCGTAGCAGTCAAGAACCCTGCGATTGTTAAAGAACGTGGTGAAATCAAGCAACTTTAGGTGGAAACAAGTCATCAATTGTGACTTTCACACCTTTTTTATTAAAGAAATCAACGAGCTTTCTACAAACATCTAAGTCAGCCTTACGTCTACCGTTTTCATAATGACTGACATTTCCTTTTGTACATCCAAGCTCTTTTGCTAAGTCGTTTTGGGTGATTCCCAATTTTTTTCTATAGCGACTTATGTTGTTCATCAGAACCTCCTTATTACAATAATATTAGTATACATAAAGTATCTTATAACTCAACATAAAAGTATACATTTTGTGTGTCCACATGTTTGTATACATAACGTATAATGCTGGTATGAAAATGAAATGGTACGAACTAGCCAAATCCTTAATGAAGGAAAAAGGCATTACTTATGATGATTTAGCTGAGCGCTTTTCGGTTTCGAAAGGTGCCGTTGGTCATTGGATGACCGGCAAAAGAGAGCCATCTCTGCATGATATAGCGGGAATACTGGCGTTTGTTGGCGTGAATAATGCAGTTATTAATTCAGATGGTTCGATTAGCATCGAAAAAGAAGATATTAATCATCAACCACCAATTTACCAATACCCTCTATTCACTAAGGTACAGGCTGGCGCTTTCTCAACAGAATTTAACTCATATACTCAGAAAGATGCTGTGTCGTGGATACCGACAGCTAAGAAAGCCAGTGAGCGCGCTTTTTGGTTAGAGGTTGAAGGTCAATCAATGACAGCACCACCAGGAGGTAAGCCAAGTTTTCCTGAAGGAATGCTTATCTTGGTTGATCCTGAGGAAGAGGTGGAGTTTGGAGATTTCTGTGTCGCTCGCTTGCTAAATGATGAGTTCACATTCAAACGATTGATTAGAGAAGGTGGAATATCATATTTAGAGCCGTTAAACCCACGCTATAACCTGATCCCTATTAACGGGAACTGCACAATCATAGGTAAGGTAATCAAGTCACAATGGCCTGACGACACGTTTTAGGAGGAAATATGGCGTTTAGCAATATTGAGATAGCAAATATTAGACGGTGTATGGAATTTTTCATGGAAAAGCGTCGCCCAGCAGAACACCTAAGAGATGAATTAGATTTACAGTATCGCATCGAGGACGACTCAGTAATTATCTTTGAAATTAGGCAACTAATATGGAGTGATGGCAGAGTAGAAGAACCTATAGCAAAAATCACACATAATAGATATTCGAATTCATGGTCTCTGCTTTGGATGGATAAAAATAGTAACTGGCACAACTACGATGAAATAATGCTAGGTAGTTTCTCTGACGCCATTAGGCTCGTTGAAGATGATGCCCGTGGCTGCTTCTTTGGGTGACGACACGTTTTAGGGTGTGGTTGGTGTGATGCACTTGGAATAATAGGTATAACCGAATTGATATTTTATTTAATCAAACACATACTTATCTTAATAACATAGCGAATAATACATCAAGGCATGCAATGGCTCAGGCATTTATAAACAATAATATACTTACATGGGCGAGATGCCGAGCATCTCTCTCTGTGGATTATATTGCTGAAAAATTCAAAAAGCCTGTCGATGCAATAATTGCTTGGGAAGAAGGTAAGGAACCAATTACTTTTGCCCAAGCTCAAAGGTATGCAAATATAACAAAAATACCATTTGGCTATTTATACCTAAATACACCTCCAGAGGAAAAACTACCTATTCCAGATAGAAGAACGGTAGGTAGCCGGAATAATGAGATAAGCGTAGCACTAAAAGACACTATTAGTGATGTGTTAATTAAACAAGACTGGTACAAAGACTACGCCTTGTCCAACGGCCTTCCTGAAGTAGAGTTGGTAGGAAAGCTTCCTCCTAATAGTAACCCCAAACAAATTGTAGCTACAATTAAAGAGCATATTGATATTCAAATTCCACCAACAAAAGGTAAGTGGAAGGATTTTTTCTCTGCATTAGTAAAAAAGATAGAATCTCAAGGGATCCTTGTGATGAGAAGCGGTGTTGTAAAAAGCAATAATACAAGACCGATTAGCGTTGATGATTTTAGAGGGTTCTGTATAGCAGATAAGATAGCCCCTGTTATCTTCATTAACACTAATGATGCAAAGGCAGCTCAAATATTTACGCTGATTCATGAACTTGCTCATCTGGTTTTAGGTCAATCCGCTATATCCGATCTATCTATAAACTCCAGAGAGAAAGAGGAAATGATTTGTAATGCAGCTGCGGCAGAGTATTTAACTCCTGAAGTAATATTCTTAAAAAAATGGAACGAATCCTTATCTATTGAAGAGAACATTGATGATCTAAGAAGCATTTTCAGAGTAAGTAGTTGGGTGATAGTGCGACGAGCCTTAGACTTAAAACTAATATCCAAACATGAATATAGTCGGTACGTAAGTTTAATAAATGAGAAAAGCACCTCTAGTGGCGGTGATTATAATCGAAACCAGAAAGTTAGAAGTAGTGAGAGGCTAACTGTTGCTGTTGTGACTCAAGCATTGGAAGGAAAAATGCTTTTAAGAGAAGCTCAGAGCTTAACAGGAATACAACCTAATAAACTGTATGAATTTGCTCAGAAGGAGTTTGGGCTTTGAGCTATCTAATTGATGCAAACATATTTATTCAAGCGCAACAAGATTATTACTGCTTTGACTTATGCCCTGGATTTTGGGAGTTTATGGGGTCTAAATTCATGGACGGACAATTAATAAGCATTCGAAATGTCTTTGATGAATTACAAAAGCAGGACGATGAAATATGTACTTGGTCAAAAGGTATAATGCATTGTTTTCAAAGTGTTGATGATCAAGAAACTCAAATGAACTTTAGAGCTATAGCTAATTATGTTCAACAAGAATATGCCCCTAGACATAAAAATAGCCTACCACACATTCAAAAATTCTTATCAGTAGCAGACCCATGGATTATCGCTAAGGCAAAAACAACAAATGCCACCGTAGTTACTCACGAGGTTAGAGATAAAAACAATGGATGCAAACCTAAAATACCTGACATATGCGACTATTTTAATGTGAAAACTATCCGGACAAATGAGCTTTTAAGAGATTTTCAGGTTCAGTTTATTCTTTCACAACAGTAATTCCGTACCAGCCCTCTCCGCGAGGGCTTTTTTGTGCTAAAAATATATTATTCACAATAGCCATTCACATCTGTAAGGACGGAATGATGAAAAAATTAACAGTTTTGGCAGCTACCATTATACTCGCTGGGTGTTCTACTACGGAAAACAAGCTGGTAGGAATGGCAAACCCTGCCTCTGTGTACTGTGGTGAAATAGGCGGAAAGCTAGAAATAGTTAACACAGATAAAGGGCAAGCAGGATACTGTACACTACCTTCTGGTGAAAGAATTGAAGAATGGACTTTGTATCGAAGAGATCATAAATAACACCCTATAGCCCCCTAACGGGGCTTTTTTGTACCCCCTCCCCTCCAAAGAAGTGATCTGAGTTCCAATCTGAGATTTTTTTGAAAATAAATTATCTGAAAATACAGATAGTTGACTCATTTATTGTAAAAATGTCTACATTTAGTATTTACATGCGTCTACTTATCGTATACATTTAATCACATCAACGGAACACAGCACGTTGATGTTCTTTAACAACGATGATGGCGAGCTGTGTATTAGCTATCAGAACGGTGGCGCTGATAAAGCGTCAACCTTCTCAGAAGGTTTTAATGAGCACAGGGTATTCACCCCCACCATAGGGAGATTTGCCCCGACATGGAGAACATCCCATGTATAAACAGAAATAACATGGTTTCGATCCCTGTGCTCACAAAAGCCAACTGTTTGGAGGATATATGGCAACTATTACAGTTAAAAAATCACGCAAGCCTGAGTTTTTACGCGGATCATCTGCAAATAGACGTCACGCCAGACGGAAAGCAGAAGCTATTGCAAAAAAGAATATTGAATTGAAATTAGAATCAGTATTTCCTCAGGAGAAAAGACTTACATCAGTAGAAAAAACGCTGTCATTAAGTCACATACCGGTTACTAGAAATATTGAACCTAAATACCAACCATCGGTAGACAACTGTTGCTTACCTAATGTAGCAGTATTTTCAGGGGTTAAAACAAAACAGCCGAGCAGTGAGTTCGGGGTGACGGCGAGGGGGTGAATATGAAAATTACAGTAAAAGTAACAGATGGTGAATTGATGAAAATGGAGCTAACAGCTGAGCAACTTGAGCACTCGATTGTTGTCGCCCTTGATGCTCATCGTGATTACGCAGGATTCAATGTGGAAGTAAATATTGTCGATTGGGATGATAAAGACGTGTTCGTCAGTTAACTAATTACAGTCCATTCTGTGAGCTGTGGTGAGTTGATTAATAGATAGGAGATAGAGATGGAATATGGTTTAAGGAATTTGAGTCACATGGACGTCAGATTTTAGTTAAAAAAGTCCATGACGCAGATGAGCAAAAAGTTGGAGTACAGTATTGCTGGCCAGAGAAACTTTTCGAGGTCGATTTTGGATTATGGATAGATTACGACGACGATGATGAGGAAGGCTGTAATAAAGCGGAAGAAGCACGCAACAAGCTATTCGACACTATCGATCAGGAAGCAGTAGATACCGCGGTGAGTAACTTAATTCAAAAACTCAAGCTTGATGATTAGCATCGTGTTTAGTTAATAACGGAGGGAGTATGACATGCCAATGTTCAAAGTGGCTTGTAAATGGAATGGCGAGCCTTGGGAAAAGGATATTGAAGCAGAAGATGAAGGTGATTGCGCAGAGCATATTTATTTATGGGCTGTAATTGGAGCTAAGGCAAACATCACGGAATTAGACATCAAAGAAATACCTCAGCAGTAACCCACCGCACCAACACCAGATAACCACCCTATCGCTCACCTAGCGAGGTAACAATGAAAACTAACTATTACAGCGCTATGCGTGATTGCATGGCGGTGCGTATCACTACGCCTCAAGCACGTAAAAATAAGCGTACAAACCCATGGTTATTCAGTTTAGCCGTGGTTATTGTAACAACCGTTGGCGTAATACCGACATTTGTAAGTTGAGGTGATTATGCAAATTTCATACAGCTACTCGAATGGAACTCGAGTAGTAGACGGTAAAACAGTCATGGAATTTGACGAAAGTAGCAAGCTCAGTATTGAGGCAGGAAGTTTCAGTGAGCTGGCTAAATTAACGGAAATTGACCCAGTGGAAGCCCTGCAATGGATTATGCAGTTTGATAAGGAAGAAATTGACAGGATTGTCAATGAAGCAAGCAAGGATGCCCCTATTTCTAAGCTGGCTCTGCTAAGGAGGGTTGCGTGACTCAGATTCTAGATATGTGCTGTGGTAGTCGCATGTTCTGGTTTGACAAGGAAGATAACCGAGCAATTTACAGCGACATCCGCGCAGAGAAACATATTTTATGTGATGGCAGGAAGTTAAATATCACACCAGACATTATCGCTGATTTTAAAAACCTCCCCTTCCCTGACGGCTCGTTTTATCAAGTTATATTCGACCCGCCTCATTTAATTAGAGTTGGCCACAACGCATGGATGTTTAAAAAGTACGGACGATTAAATAAAGAATCATGGAAAGACGATTTATCAAAAGGATTTAGTGAAGCATTTAGAGTGTTGAAGCCAAACGGAACATTGGCTTTCAAGTGGAATGAAACGCAAATACCTACCAAGCAAGTTTTAGCGCTAACTGACCAAAAACCAACAATAGTCCAGCGTGTCGGCAAGAACGATAAAACGCATTGGGTGCTGTTTATTAAGGAGGCGTGATGAGCAACTCAAAACAATGGTTAGAAGAATTACGCAGGAAGCGTAAAGAATCGCAGGAACGCGAACACGATGAATTTATGTATCAAACGGAAGTGTTAGGACAACAAGGATTGTCGATACCAACAAAGGATTTTTCAGGAGATTTTCAATGAACGTTTCTAACTCATACCCTACCGATAAATACCCTCGCCTAACATCACCATCACTAGCAAAAAACAGAGAGGAAGCTCTGGCTCAAGCTATTGCAATGATTGAGGGGTGCTTGCCAAATACGAGTGCGCCAGACAGGGAAAAACGATTAGCAATGGAATTGCTACACATAAACTTGGACGCATCGAAAAATCACCCTCCTATTCCTCCACATATTCAGGCGTTACGTGATGCAGAAAGGGATTCTGTACCAAGTAATAAATCTGAAGTCGATTACTACGGAAGCGATCGGCGTCAAGGTCAATATTTAGGGGATTAATATGACATACCGAGTAGTAGATACAGAAACTTGTGATTTTGACAGCGGAATAGTTGAGATTGCAAGTATCGACATTAACAACAATGAAATTGATTACACGTCTCAGAAGTCCCACTTTGTAAACCCACAGAAACCAATCTCAATAAGCGCAATGACAATCCATCACATCACCGATGAAATGATTGCTGATTCTCCACTTATTGATGACGTTATCGGTAATTACAAAGGATCTGATTACCTAGTTGCACATAATGCCGAGTTCGATAAGCGAATGATGCCGGAAATGGATGCTCCGTTTATTTGTACGTTAAAGCTGGCAAGGCGCTTATATCCAGAGTTAGAGAGCCACAGCAATCAATATCTACGTTACGCACTAAAGCTGAATGTTCATGTGCCAGATGGATTACACGCACACAGAGCGCTATATGACTGCATTGTTACAGCATCATTGTTTAAACGAATCAAGGACGATTCAGGGTGGTCAGATAAGGAAATGTTAGAAATAACTAATCAGCCATCACTATTAAACAAGTTACGTTTTGGTAAGTACAAAGGAATGACATTCGTCGAAATTAAGAAAGAAAATACAGGTTATTTAACTTGGTTACTCAATCAGACTGATTTAGATCCTGATGTTGAGTTTTCAATTAAATACTGGCTGGAGAAAAAAGATGAGTGAGGTATATAAAGCAATAAGTAATGTTGCTAAGGAACTAGCAGAAAAAGGAATAAGCAAGGAGAGACCAAAAGGCGGTGGTGTTAATTATGCATTTAGAGGGATTGATGCAGTTTATAACGCCCTAGCCCCTGCATTAGTTAAGCATGGATTGCTTATCTTGACTCGCTGTACTGAACGCTCGGTATGTGAGAGAACCAGTAAGAGCGGAGGTGTATTAAATTATGTCACTGTAAAAGCTGAGTTTGATTTTGTATCTGTCACGGATGGCAGTAAACACACAGTTATGACTTATGGAGAGGCTATGGATAGCGGAGATAAAGCCACAAACAAAGCCATGTCCATTGCATATAAGTACGCGGCATTTCAAGCGTTCTGCATTCCAACAGAAGAAACAGCAATTGATGCAGATGCGGAAATTCATAATGTAGCGCCACGGACGGCAGAGCAGATATTGGCTGATTACACTAACTTTCTTGGAACAGCTACGAATCAGTCACAAATCATGGATGAGTACAAAAAAGCATGGAATGCATTGGCTGGCACTGAATCACAAAAGGAATGTGAACGTGTAACAGGCATTCGAATTAAAGAACTTAAGGAAACTGCATAATGGCAAGTAAAGGCGTTAACAAAGTTATTCTCATCGGCCACTTGGGGCAAGACCCTGAAATCCATTATATGCCAAGTGGTGGTGCAGTCGCTAATCTCACACTAGCTACATCGGAATCGTGGCGTGATAAACAAACCGGTGAGATGAAAGAGAAAACCGAATGGCATCGTGTGGTCATTTTCGGCAAATTAGCAGAAATTGCAGGTGAATATCTGCGTAAAGGTTCACAAGTGTATATCGAGGGTTCTCTTCAAACTCGTAAATGGCAAGACCAAAGCGGACAAGACCGATACACAACGGAAGTTGTTGTGAATATCGGTGGAACAATGCAGATGCTAGGTGGTAACGGTGGTAACGGTGGTAATCAGGCAGGAAGCCAGAAGACACAGCAGAATCAAGGATGGGGTCAACCACAGCAACCGCAAGCACCAAAACAAGCATCGAGTAATCAAACACCACAAAGTGAGCCACCGATGGACTTCTCAGATGATATTCCGTTCGCCCCTATCGGACTCCCCTACCCACGCCACGCTATTTATGTGATTTAACCAAAGGATATAACTATGAGTATTGACTATGTACCAAAGATAATTATCGGAACAGATATGGATAACGTGACAATCGATGATGAAGAAATAGATGATTTTCTAGATGATGAATATACGCAACACGGCTCATATTTAAGCGGTGAATTTAGTTTTATTGGGAAGGAGCTTTTTATTCATGAGCTACTTCAACCCGACTTCCAATTAAGATTTCGCACCCTGAAAGATGAAATTTCAGAAGAGCTAGGTGTAAGCCCTGATGATATACACATAAGAAATGGCTTATTAATTATGTAATTAAATAATGGAATATTTGCAAGGATGCAAACAGGAGATAGATATGATAACCGTTAATTCTTATTTCAGCGGTGCTGGCCTTATGGATATTGGCCTTATCCAGGCTGGAATAAATATAGGTCAAGCATTTGAAATTGATACATCTGCTTGCAAAACCTACCGTCATAATTTAGGCGATCATATTAAAGAGTGCGATATCACAAAAGAGTTAGTTTTAGAACAAGACTCATGTGACGGCATGATATTTACTTATCCATGCACTAAATACAGCACAATCGGCGATATACATGGTGTGAGAACTGGTGATGAATTGTTTTTACATGCATTGCGTCACTTAGCTATTGCGCGACCTGAGTTTTATGTCGTTGAGAATGTGCCTGGTATGAAAGCATTTCCAGTTGTCATGGAAGCAATGCAAAAAATGCCAGATTACTACGTTAATATTTTTTGCCCTGTCAAGTCAGAAACTTGGCTACCACAGAAGCGCAGTCGATTAATAATCATCGGTACGAAAAGGAATTTCGCGCCACGCCCACCAGAAAATCATAAGCCAATTAAGCTAGCTGATATCCTAGAAAAAGAACCAGAAATCACTATACCGAATTCTGTTTATTCGAGAATGAATGGTGCATACCGAGACAGACCTATTATCAGTAACCCCAAAAATGGTGATATTGCGCCAACATGTGTTGCCCACTATGCGAAAGACAAAAGCACTCGTTTAGTGGCTGATAAAAACTTTCCAATGGGAGTTAGGCCATACACAGTGCGCGAATATGCAAGACTCCAAGGCGTGCCTGATTGGTTTCAATTTCCAGTGAGCCAGACAAATGCATATCGGCAAATAGGAAACGGCGTTAGTGTCCAGGTTGGTGAATGGATAGGAAATGAAATTAAGCGTTATATCGCAGGGATGCAATGAAGAGGAATGACGATGAAACATCCATCAATTATACAAATTAGAAACGATAGTATTCAAACGCTACTAATGAAAGGGGAACATACCGCTAACGAGGTGATTAATTCAGCCATTGAGTCTGGGGAAATAGATGAGAGTGACCGCCAATTTTGGGAAAAGTACAACAAGGTAGATATTTGTTATTTCAAAGCAGTTCCCAAGCCTGGTTATTCAGCGTATTACCATGAATCAAGCAAAGATGTTAAAGGTGCATTTTTAGCAACGGCTGTCATGGTTTATTGGTAAGGATGCAATGCGGAAGAATGAATATGAAAGACAGAATCAAGTTTAACGATGTAATGCTAAAGGCTGTCATAAATGGCAGAAAAACGCAGACACGCAGACCGATTAAACCACAACCAAAAGTAACCGAAGATGGGTTACGCTATCTTAGTGCATGGCAAGATGGTTACACACTATCAGAGCAAGTATGCGCAGCATGGCGGCATGGATTTGTTGATGTTGATTGCCCGTACGGTGAGATTGGCGACATTATCAACATTGCAAACAAGGACGGTAATATCAAAGGAAAAATTGAAATTACTGATATTTGGTTGCAACAGGTTCAGGAAATATCACAGCAAGACGCAATGAAAGAAGGTGCGCCACCAAATCACGCCTCCATTGACGCTGTATCTCGTGAGTATGGTTTCCCTGATTTACCGCGTTCATGGTTCGCTCAAACATGGATAGATATATACGGAAAAGATAACTGGGTAAGTAACGAATGGGTATGGGTTGTTGAATTTAAAAAGGTGGAGTGATGGATAAATCAAGACAGCAATTTGAAGAGTGGCGCAGTAAGAATAAATCATCAACGATAAATCTATTCGATGTATGGCAAGCATCACGCGAGAGTGCCGAGCCAGAAATTAAACATCATCAACTAAGAGAGCTCGTTAATACTGCGAGAGATACGGCAATTAAATATCAAGGGTGTCAATGCTTACGTTCAGCGTTATCAACAGCCATAAGACACAGCTTAATCTGTAATGGAGTGAAAATAAAAAAATGAATGATGGTTTTGAGGTGGATATTTATTTTAGATATAAAGACCATTTTGAAATAAATAAATCAATTCAGGTTAGTTCATTTAAATTTGATGATGAAATCCAATATTTCAACAAACCTTTCTTAATAAGCTACAAAGCAGAAACTAAGAAAGAATTAATTTGTAAATGCAGAGCTAATGATTGGTATGATAACGGCCGTGATGTAAATGAATATGAATGCGGACAGTGCGGGATGTTTATAACTGTAATCTAATCGAGTAACAATTAATGCAAATAATCGGATATGTATTACTCATGCTAATACAGGGTTCTGCCGTGCCTGTAACGGAAGATATATATACACAATCGGAATGCAATCAACGTGCTGAATATTTAATGTCAGTGAGGGATGCTGAAGTTGTTTGTGGGGAGGTATGGAATGAAAGATAAATATTATTTGGGATTACAGGGCTACGAGGAAGAAGGTTTTGAAATTGAACCGACAATAAAAGATAAATTTAATTTAAAATCTCCATCGTGGGATATATCAATAACAAAGCAGGATTTAGTTAATATTAAGCTCATGATAGAGGAGATATTAGAAAGTGAATAAATACACCGAACTATCTGACTTTGAGATTAATAAAAAGGTTGCTGAGTATCTTAAATTAAACACAATTGCATACGAACGTACTGAAATAGTTTTGTTTGATGATATGGATGCAACGCCTTTCGACCCTTGCAATGCCCCATCTGACGCATGGCGATTAATACTAGACGCAAAATTATCCATTCACCCTGACTTTAATAATGACTGTAATTCATGGATTGTTCGTAACGTCCATATACCAATGGTAAATGAAAATAATTTAGCACGTGGAATTAGTATTGCTTATTTATTAATGAAGGATGCGGAGAATGAAAAAATATGACTTAATATTGTGCGATCCACCTTGGTCTTACAATAACAAATCTTCAAACGGCGCAGCAGATAATCATTACAACACCACAGATTTATACTCCCTCTCCAGATTACCAATAGAAAAACACTCCTCTAATAACGCTGTACTCTGTATGTGGTACACAGGCAACTTTGCACTCGAAGCTATTAAATTAGCCGAAGCATGGGATTTTACAGTTAAAAACATGTTCGGGTTCGCATGGGTTAAATTAAATAAAAATGCAGGAGATAGAATAAATAAAAAACCGCCAGAAGATTTCTTTGACTTTATGGAAATATTAAATAATGAGACAAAAATTAATTGCGGTAATTATACCCGTCAAAATGTCGAAATGTGTTTAATAGCTACAAGAGGAAATGGATTGCCTCGTAAGTCTGCAAGTGTTCGACAGGTTATTTACTCGTTATTAGGTGAACACAGCGAAAAGCCAAAAGAGGTACATCATCGTTTGGAGGAATTATACGGAGACGTTCCTCGACTCGAATTATTCGCTCGTGAGAAATACGGTAATTGGGATGTGTATGGCGACCAAGCAGAAGAAAGTATTCAATTAATATAGGTAAATTATGGACATTATCGACTCAGCAAATGAAACAAACGAACTATATATTCAAGTGTCATTATCAAATCGCAAGGTAGCAATTAAATCATATAGCGGGATGTGTATCTGGTGTCACGAAGAACCGATAGCACCTAATAGCGCATACTGCAGTAAAGATTGTGGTGATGATCATGAACAGTATAAAAGGAAGAATGGATAGGAGGGTAGAGATGAAACGAATAACATTATCAGAATGGAATAATAAATATTTCGCTAAACCTAGAAGTCCACGGCAATTATCTCGTTATATAAAAGAAGGTAAGTTATACCCTGCCCCTGAAAAGGTTGGCAGAGAATATGAGTTAGAGCCTTGGACAATTCTAACAAATGACAAAATGGTAAGGGAACCGCAGTATTTAATGGAGAAAATTAATGGGCAGAAACAGAAGTGCAAAGAACAAGGGGCTACCGCCTAACTTGTATTTGCGTAAAGGGATTTACTATTACAGGGATGTAAGAACGAAAAAGGAATTTTCTGTTGGCTCAAACAAATCATTGGCAATAACCGAAGCCATACAAGCCAATTTAGCTATTTATAAACCTAAAGAGCCATTAGTTGACAGAATTAATAATGTTCACTGTGTAACATTGCATGAGTGGCTTGATACTTATAGGGGGAAGGTAAACAGCCGGGGGTTAAAAGAGAAGACGCTCTACGATTACGAATCAAGAATAAAGTTAATCAAATTACACTTTAATGACTGTCCAATTGAGAATGTAACACCAAGAGATGTAGCCACATTTATTTCAGAGTACCCTAAAAAGGCAATGGCAAAATTACTAAGGTCCACTATGCTAGATGCTTTTAATGAAGCCATTGCGGATGGTGTGATAAAGGAAAATCCCGTTTCCGTGACAAAGCCGCCAAAAACAAGCGTTCAGCGCTCAAGGTTATCGCTAGAAGAGTTTAAATACGCCTTGGAGCACACAAATGACAAATATAGGTATATGTTCCTATTGGCGATACTTACAGCTCAACGCATTAGCGATGTTATCAACATGAAGTGGGATGATATAAAAAATGATAGGCTGTATGTCACCCAATTAAAAACAGGCTCTAAAGTAGCAATACCTCTCTCATTAAGACTTGAGTCTATTGGTTATTCTATTAAAGATGTTTTAAATCTCATGAATAGGAGCTCAGATAAAATCTGTGGCAACACCACCGCAAAAACATTAAGAGGTAAATTTATCGAAGCGTTACCTAAACATATAGAAAATAAACCAACATTTCATGAAATTAGAAGTTTATCTGCAAGATTATATGAAGAAGAAAAAAGTGCTGAGTTTGCAAAGAAAATACTTGGCCACAAATCTATGAGAATGACAGATAAATACCTTGATGATAGAGGTAATGGCTACGTTGAATTGTGA